AGAACTTCGACAGCATGAATATAAATCAGGCACAAGTAATGAGTATCAAGACCAAACGTTAGGTTTTAGATTTAGAATGCCTTTGGGTGCTGTGTGTAGTGATGAGTATATTGCAGAAATGCAGAAGAAAAGTAAAATAAAAACCCAACTTGAACTTATAAAAGAGTGTAAAAGAATACCTAATATTAGTCCTCCACCAGTAGAATTTGCAGAGTTATTTAATATGTGTAATAAATTAGGAGTTGTTAAGTTTATTGACAAGAAACCAGAGGGTAGTCATTGGGAAAATTTAAAGATACAATATTTAAAAGATAATCCTGATGTTGTAATAATGGAACAGGCAATGCCAAAATGAAATTAAATGAAGGAACAAAAGTAAGCACAGATCTTAAGACGATTTTAGGGATTGTTGCAGGTGTAGCATTAGGTGTGTTAGGTTATACAGAACTCACTGGGAGATTAGTATCGTTGGAGACTTCACGTGAACTGATGCAAGCTGATTTACTCAAGGCTTCAGATCAAAAGCCAGTGGATCAAGAACAGCTGATGTTGTTGGAGGATCTTTATAAGACCACCGAGAAGATAGAAAAAAGAATTGAAGATATGATGCATAATAAAGTCAACATACAATTCTTACAAAAACAGATGGAAAAAGCTTTAACAGATATAGAAGTATTAAAAGATAAGGTAAGAGCAAATGGAAAGAGTCACTAAAAAAATTTTAGATTATATCTCTGATCAAGAGAAAAAAGCAAAGCAAATGAGCTATGTAAAAGATCTCAAAAAAGAAGTAGAGATCAATGGCACAGGCACACATAAGTATAGAATTAAATACGGACCAAACAGAGGTAAAGTAGTAAGATGATAGAGCACATTGTAGCCCTTTTAATGTTTGTAGGACCTGATATCAAAGAGCATCGTATTCAGGAGTCTATGTCCGTTTGTTTGAAGCACCGTAGAGAAGCTACTCGACTACCAAAAGAAAACATACAATATAAATGTATTAAATCTAAAGCAGAACTTGAAAAAAATATTGATGGATCTTACTCCATAAAATCGTTAATATTAGAGTAATGGAAATAATTTGTTACGTGTTTATTATATTGTGGATAATGGGAGTATCTGAATAATGGAGCCATTTATACCCATCAATACTATTATAGCTTTTATTTTACTTTGTGTGGTAATATGGTATGGATTAAATGATAAATGAGCTACTTAAACGCAAACATACCTGTGGAATATGCACAGATAAGAAGGGAGTATCTTTATGATCTTAAAAAACATCATGGAGAAGTTGAAGACTGCATTATCTTCGGTATATCAGCTATTACGGGGCGTAGTCCTCTTTTTCATTGTATTATGGAAAATGGAGCTGTCTTCTACCGTTTACCAATATCTGCATTCATTCAAAGAGGCTTTAAACCGAATGATGTTCCTAAACGTAGGCTTGATGAGTTGGTTCTATGGAACTGTTTTAGTTATTATCCTGCTGTTCATTCTTGGGACATTTTAGAATCACAAGCTGGTAAATACATCGGTAAAGATAAAAAATGGCATCATGGTAAATATTTATTTACAATTGATTTTGCTCATCCTGATCCAAACATTCTAGATACTGATCATTCTGAAATACCACACGAACATAAGTGTGCACATGTATTGGCATTAGATGACGGTAACTATGCAGCACAACCTAACAATAGATTAATTTGGGATATTCCATCTTTTACTGTAAAAGATAATATTCCAGATTGGAAAGTACAAACAAATGAATGGAATGTTGAGGATACGAGTAAATGGAGAACTGAAGACACAGATAAATTCTTTTATGAAATAGAAGAAAAGAAAAAATGAAAATTAAAACATTAGTAAAGAGTAAAATAGAACAAGACTATCTCTTTGTAGAATCAATAATTGAAACAGATGTAGACTATTTAAAGAAAAAAATAGATATGTTAGTTTCTAATAGCAACAATCCCATAGGAAGCATAAGAGGATTGAGCACTGATTGGAAAGCTTTCTGCGATGATGAAATCTTTCTAAGATCTTTGTTTCCTTTATTTGATTATTTAGAAAATAAAATAAAAGCCAAACCTTTTATGTTGACAGAAGCATGGGGTCTTAAAGAGGGACTAGGTGGTTTTACTGCTGCACACGATCATTTTCCTGCATATTTATCAGGAGTATTATACTTAAACGACCATGAACAATTATTAAATTTTCCTGAAATAGATAGACAAGTTCAACCAGCTGCTGGTAAACTAGTTCTATTCTCAGGATTTTTAAAACATTATTGTGATAGAATTACTGAAAATAAATTTAAGTACGCTATATCTTTTAATTTTAGCGTTCAAACCGATGGAGGTAAATAAATTATGAAGCTAACAGCTAACATAACCTTAGACGAGCTTACCAAAAGCCAAATAGCAGAGCGTAAGGGAATAAATAACAATCCTAACCCTGCACAGATAGAAAATTTAAAAGCATTAGCTACAAACATATTGCAACCAGTGAGATCTCATTTTGATAAACCATTAATTATATCATCAGGATTCCGTTGTGCCCAGCTGTGCATAGAAATAGGTAGCGTACCCACCAGTCAGCACGTGGCAGATGACAATGCAGCCGCAGCAGACTTTGAGATACCTGGTGTAGATAATAGAGAGCTAGCTCTTTGGATTAAATCAGAACTAGACTATGATCAACTTATATTAGAATTTTACAAAGATAACGAACCTACGTCTGGCTGGATTCACTGTAGTTATTCTACAGATCGCAATAGAAGTCAATCATTACGAGCTCAAAGAGTTGATGGTAAAGTATCTTATACTCCTTGGTTAGAGGGATAATGTTTCCTTTAAACAAAGTTGAAGTAATTGATAATATTTTGACTCAAAGCTCAAATGTTGATTTAATTACTTATCTTATCAAACAAAATAATTGGGGATTCACTGAGGAAAAACCTTACGATGCCTTAGAAGGAGCTAATCATTTATTTGATTGTTTTACAAAAAATAAATCTTTTGGTTTATCTTGTCCAACTTTATTGAATAATAAACAGGTAACCGAAACACCTTTAAACATTTACGCAAAAATTATTTTGGATACTGTAATGGAAAAAATAAATTTAAAATATAAAAGTATTTTTAGATTCTATTGGAACTATTATTTTCCAGGTAATAGTGCAGTTGAACACATAGATCACTCAAACTTCGATCATATTTCAATAATATATAACCCACATACAAGTGAGGGCGGTACTAAAATCGATGGGAAATTTTATCCAGACGTAATGGGACAAGCAAAAGTTTTTAATAGTGCAACGTTACATCAAGGTATTATTCAAGAAAAAGGGTATAGATTTAATTTGAATATTATAGTAAAATTATAATATGCCAATAGGAAGATCACAGATACCAAAACAAATTGAAGGAAAGTTAAGAGGTGCTCGTGACGAAAAAAGAAAAGTCAAATTATATTCAAACGGTGGAAATCCTAGAGTAGGCACAGGTAAAAAACCTAAGGGTTCGGGTAGAAGACTTTATACAGATGAAAACCCAAGAGATACTGTTCGTATAAAGTTTACCACACCATCTGATGCTAGAGCCACGGTAAAAAAAGTTAAAAATATCAATAAACCATTTGCTAGAAAAATACAGATATTAACTGTTATGGAGCAACGTGCTAAAGTAATGGGAAAAAGACAGGTGGTTAATATTGCAAACCAAGCCAAAAAACAAATTCGCAAAACTCGTAAGGTCTAGAACATTTCGACCGAAAGTGATACAATCCAAGAAGTTGTACAACCGTAAAAAGGAGAAGAATGTCTCTTCCAATGCGGCCGCACAAGAAAATAAGGAGTAAAAATGACAAAACTTTGTCCGAGAGGGAAAGCAGCAGCAAAGCGAAAATTCGCTGTGTATCCCTCAGCATATGCTAACGCCTACGCATCTAAAATCTGCGCTGGAAAAATTAAAGATCCATCTGGTGTAAAAAGAAAAGATTTTAAAGGACCTAAACCTGCTATGAAAGGTGGCATGATGAAATATGCTAAGGGGGATCAGGTTAAAGTAAATAAAGTTGCTGGAGCTTTAAGAAAAGCATCTAAGTTACATGCTGCGCAAGCAAAAGTTTTAAGCACAGTAAAAGCAAGTGAAGGAAAATATATTGGTTCATACATAAAAAGTGAAATAGATGGTAAAAAAATTTCTAATAAGTCTTATGAGTCTTATTACAAAGGTATGATCTAATGGCTAGAGGAACTTGCTGGGTAGGATACGAACAAAAAGGAATGAAGAAAAAAGGAAATAAAATGGTTCCAAATTGTGTTCCAGCAGGAATGAAAAAAGGTGGTTTAAAAGATTGGTTTGCTCAGAAGTGGGTAGACATAGGATCAAAGAAAAAAGGTGGGGGATTTAGAGAATGTGGAAGAAAATCTGCGAGTTCATCAAAACGAAAATATCCAAAGTGCGTGCCTGCTGCAAAAGCAGCAAGCATGACAGACTCTCAAAGGAGGAGTGCCGTTGTAAGAAAAAGAGCTAAGGCACAAGGTGTAGGTGGTAAACCTACTAATGTAAAAACAATTTTGAAAAGAGATGTTGGTGGAACTATAAAAATACCAAGTTATAAAAAAGGAAAATTTGGATTTAATTTATTTGAAGTTTCAAATTTACAAATAGACCCTAATTTAGCAAATTTAGAAAAAAATATTAGGAAGTCAAAAGCAAAAATTAATCCTGAATTAAATTACGGTACAATTTATAAAAAGGGAGAGTTGAATATAGGTATTAACAAAGATAGACTAAGAATAGGATTTAAAAAGAGGTTTTAATTATGGCAACATCAGGATCAACATCATTTAATTTAAACATTGACGAGGTAATAGACGAAGGATACGAAAGATGTGGTTTAAGACCAATGGCTGGTTATGATTTGAAAACAGCAAGAAGATCTTTAAATTTATTATTTGCTGATTGGGGTAATAGAGGTATTCATCTTTGGAAAGTTGAATTAAATGAACAAGCACTTACTGCTGGAACCGCAACATACACAGTTGCTGCAAATGTAAATGATGTCTTAGAAGCTTACATTTCTACTACGGCTGCTGCAGGTGATAATGCTAATACGCAAGATGTAGCCCTTACAAAAATAGATAGATCTGCTTATTCAGCTTTGCCAAATAAATTAGCTACAGGTCAACCCTCACAGTATTATGTAGATAGACAAACAACTCCAAAAATTAGTTTGTATGTGGCACCCGATGCTTCAACTTACACGACATTAAAATTTTACACTATTAACAGAATTGAAGATGCTACAGCTTATAATGATCAACAAGCAGACGTAGCATATAGATTTTTACCGTGTATGTGTGCAGGTCTTGCTTATTACTTAGCTATGAAAAAAGCACCTGAGAGAATACAACCTATGAAATTAATTTACGAAGATGAATTGAAGAGGGCTTTGGAAGAAGATGGACAGAGAACATCATTGTATGTATCTCCACAATCGTACTATCCAAATTTATCATAATGGCTAAATACGCAAACGGCACTAGATCACAAGCAATATCTGATAGAAGTGGACAAGCCTTCCCATATCAAGAAATGGTAACTGAGTGGAACGGATCTTTTGTTCATATTTCTGAATTTGAATCAAAACACCCTCAGATAAGAAGGAAAAGGGTTACCGCTGATGCAATTGCTTTACAAAAAGTTAGACCTATGAGATTTCAACAACCTAAAACTGTAGCTTCTAACGATGTTACATTAGCTGATTCAGGAGGTACTTCAGTTGGTGTAGCTAACTTAACTTTACCTGGAGACTTTGCTTTTGAAACTTTTGAAACTGAAGTTACAAGTAACGGAATTACAACAAGTTTACAAACAATGACACCAAGAGATCCATCTTTACAAAACAGAAGAAGAGAAGCTTCTTCTAGAGTAGGGTCTGTAACAGTGAGCATATCATAATGGCAATCACATATACAAATTTTTTAACTCAAGTAAGAAACTACACTGAAGTGGATAGTAATGTTCTAAGTGATACATTATTAGATCAGTTCATAAGAAATACAGAGTTAGATATAGCTGGTCAGGTAGATTACGATGATTTAAGAAAATACGCAACTTCAAATACAACAAACGGTAACAGATATGTTTCTATGCCTAGTGATGCTTTAATATTAAGATCTGTTCAAGTTATTAATTCTAATGTTAGAGACTTTTTGGAAAAAAGAGATACTAGCTTCATATCTGAGTTTTCCCCAAATGACACGGTAACAGGGACCCCAAAATATTATGCTAACTGGGATGAGACTAATATTCTATTGGCTCCTACGCCTAATGCAGCCTTTCAAATACAAATAAACTATATAAAAGATCCTCCGCATTTCGACAGTTCAACAAATACTTATTTATCAGAACACCAAGAAGCTATGCTCCTTTATGGAGTTTTACGAGAGTGTTTTGGATTTTTAAAGGGACCTGAAGATCTATACAAACTCTCTTCTGACAGGTATAATCAAAGCATACAAGCTTTTGGTCTACAGCAAATGGGTAGACGAAGAAGAGGAGAGTACGACAGTGGAGTTCCTCGAATAAAAATACCTTCACCGTCACCATAAATTTAATTAAGGAGAAAAAATGGCAATAACAACTAACGCAATTTGTAATTCTTTTAAAAAAGAATTATTAGAAGCAACTCACAATTTTAGTAACCCAGGTGGTAACTCATTTAAACTATCAATGTACACTAACTCGGCTACTTTAGGAAAATCGACAACATCTTTTACAACGGGTAACGAAGTATCTTCACCATCAGGTGGATACTCTTCAGGTGGTAAAGCACTTGTAAACACAGGAACGTCTTTAGCTACTAACACAGCTATTACAGACTTTGCTGATTTATCTTTTGTGGGAGTAACTTTGACAGCAAGAGGAGCTTTAATTTACAACGACACTAACGCTGATAAAGCTGTGGCTGTTTTGGATTTTGGCGGTGACAAAACTGCAACTGCAGGAACTTTTACTATTCAGTTTCCAGCATTTACAACGAGTGCAGCAATATTGAGAATCGCATAATTTAAAGGAGGTACCTGCTATGGTTAACATTACTAATTTGTTTTCTATAGCGGGTATTCCGTTTGGAGTTCTTCATGGCTAATACATGGGGAGCACTGACATGGGGACAAGGTAACTGGGGCGATGCATCAAGCACCACAGTTCAACTTACAGGACTTTCAGTAACATCATCGGTAGGAGAAGAAGCATTTGCTGGAGCAGGTGAAGGTTGGGGTAGACCTGCTTGGGGATCTGGATCATGGGGAATAACAGGTGATGTACTTGCACAAGGTCAAGGGTTAACTTCTGCAATTGGCTCAGTAACCGCTGAAGGTTTAGTAGAAATTGGTTGGGGCCGAGGCGGTTGGGGTAACCGAGCTTGGGGTGATACATTCTCAGCACAAGCTACTGGTCAGACATTGACATCATCTATTAATGCTGTAAGTCCTAAAACAGACGTATCTGTTTCTGTTTCGGGATTAGATTTATTAACTATAACTCAAGGTTTAAATTCAATACAAATAGATTCAAGTATTTTTGTCTTTGTTGGTGAAGATGCAATGACTCTTTCACAAGGTTCACAAAGTTTAGTACAGTCTACTGTTGAATCACCAGCTACCGCTGGTTTATTACAAACTGGAATTGGTAACACTGTTGCAGGATTAAAGATAGGTGTAGATGTAACAGGAATACAAGCAACCTTAACATTAGGATCTATAAGTTTACAGCAAAGCACATTTGAACCAGTTTCTGGTCAGGCAGCTGCCTTAAGCTTAGGTACGCCTGCTGAGATACCTGGACAATTAGTGGGAATTACTGGATTTAATTTAACAAGTGCTATTGGTTCTACAACATCCACAGGAACTGCAAACATACCGTTAACTGGTATAGGGTTGACAGCAAATATTGGTTCAGCTAATGTAACTGCATGGGCAGAAATTGATCCTGGTGTAAATAATGTTTGGACCGAGGTTGATCGAGCCGCTTAATTTTGTTAAAATAAGGATATTATGTCAGCTTATTCTACAGATCTAAAACTCGAATTAATGGTAACTGGCCAAAACGCTGGTACTTGGGGTGATAAAACAAACACAAATTTAAATTTAGTTCAACAAGCTATTGCAGGTTTTGAACAAGTTACATTATCAAGCGGTGGAACTTTAGCATTGGTAATGAGTAATGCTACTTTATCGAACGCAAGAAATATGGTAATTAAATTTGCTACTGCATCTATTGCATCTAGCACAGTTTGTACGATACCTGATGGCATAGAAAAATATTATATTTTTGATTGCACAGGTTTAACTAATCCAACTAACTTAACAATTAAAACTGCTTCAGGAACAGGTTTTTCTCCTGACAGAGCAGCGATATTTGGTGCTTACGCAGACGGCACAAATTTAAAAGAAATTTCTTTAGACACTATGGGCGGAACTATAGCTGCAGCTCAAATTGCATCTGATGCTGTAACAACTGCAAAAATTTTACAATCAAACGTTACACAAAATAAAATGGCAACAAACTCTGTAGGAACTGCACAAATTCTACAGTCAAACGTAACTACAGCTAAACTTGCAGCAAACTCTGTAACATCAAATCAAATTACACAATCAAACGTAACCTTAACAAAAATGGCAGCCAACTCCGTTGGACCAAGCCAATTACAATCTACAGCAGTAACAGCAGGATCATATACACTTGCTTCAATTACAGTTGATGAGGACGGAAGATTAACCGCAGCGTCAACAGGAACTGCAGGTGGAGGAAATATGAGACTTACTACAATGATTACTAGTAACGATCAAATAACACCCTCACCACTTTTAGTAGACACTACGAACGGAAAGTCGGGCACATTTACTGCAAATCCAAACAGTTCTAAAATTCATTTATACGCAAGAGGCGGTGGAGGAGGCCGAGGACCGAATCAATCTAACCCTGGTCCAGCAAACACAAGAGGAGGACACGGTGGATTTGGTTTATTTGTAATTCCAATTTCACAACCGTACTCTGTGCCTTTTTCTATTGGTGCCATCCCAGTACAACCTATGGGACCTACACAACCATTTACAAACGGTAACCCAGTTGTTTGGAACACAAACATCATTTGCACAGGTGGTCAATCAGGAAGATCGGGTGGTTCACCAGGACCAGGTGCTCCAGGCAGAGCAAACACTGGACCCGTAGATCCAGATTATGATTTTTCTACAAAACCTGATGGCAATACAGCTGCAAATAGTGACGGAGTTGGATATTTTATGATGAAATTTCCAATGACAAATTCTCCTGATAACAGCTATGCGTACTTTCCTACAGTTAATAACGCATCAGCAGCTTTGATACCTGGTGAAGCACAAGAAATTGGAGGTGGTGCAGGGCAAACGCAAAATACTGGTTCACTTGGCGGTTTTATGATATTTGAGGATATAGGATAATGGCAAAATTATTTTTTTCTAGCCCTGATTTAGAACCCTGTGGTTGCGTACACGCAACTAAAACAGAGGCGGATGAAAGTTACATCAATAACAAAGAAGGTTTAACTGTAATTGAAGTAAGTGATTCAGATTATGACAACTTTTTCGATGGTACAAGTGCAATAGAATGCAATGGAAACAATGTTTCATTTGTGACAAACACCATTGACGAAACACAAGAAGTTGAAGATGAATACAAAAATGATTTTTCTGTATTCAAAGCTACGCTTGAAGGAAAAGTGGCATACAAAACAAATCACTCAAAAATAGCAGAAGCACAGGCTTGTTTAAATTACTTAAACTCAGTAGATGTAGATAATCAGACTTATCCAAGAACACCATTAAGAAAAGAACTTAAAGATAATGGAGTTTTTGTTGCATTACACTGTTTTTAATATTATAAGTGGATGATGTTTTCATCATCAAAACACATAAAATTCATATATCCAAATTCAACACATGAAATATTTAAAGATATAGATCCTGTTCCTATTTCTGAAAACATACCTGATTGGTATAAAAAATTAAAACATAAAATTAATAGTAAAACTTTGAAAGGATGCATGCCTTTTTTAGATTCTTTAACAGCAGGATATCTTTTAAAAATGCCACAAGATATGATTTTGCGTTTTAATGTAAAAAAAGAAGATGGTAAAAGAGACACTTTTACAGGTTTTTCATATTCTGACGTAGAAACACTTTGCAGAGGATTTATGCTAAATGTTAATGATTCTATAATTCAAGCTCACCCCGTGCATCAATTAGGAACTGAGTGTCCATATGTCAAACAAAATAAATCTCAACCAATTATTAAAATTTTAAATCCTATTATGATACAAACTCCACCAGGTTACTCATGTTTATTTTTACCACCTTTACACAGTGATGAAGATAGGTTTCAAATAATACCTGGCATTGTAGATACGGACCTATATCCTTCAACTATTAATTTTCCAATAGTTGTAAATGGATCAAAGTATGATGAATTAGATACGATTATTAAAAGGGGAACACCTTATGCACAAGTAATACCTTTTAAAAGAGACAATTGGACATCTTCTGTAGAGGAAAGACCAAGGTTGAATTTTATGAGTGGACTTGTTAAATTAAAAGGACATTTATACAAAAACTATCAAAAACTATTTTGGCGTAAAAAAAAATGGAATTAAAAGATTTTATAAAAGTGTATGACAATACATTATCCCCTAAAATAATTGGATCATTAATAAAATATTTAAATGATAAAGGTGATTTCTACGATGCCTCAATTGTTGGTTCTGATGTAAAAAAACGTGAAGTTCATAAAAAAGTTAGAGACACAAAAACACATGATTTTGGAAACAAAAACACTATGACAGATACTCACTGGACACATTTTTTGACAAATGTATTCAGACAATGTGCGCATAAGTATGAAAAAGATGTAGGTAGCGCAACAGGAACGTTAGCACAAAGAATTACTAATGTTACTGCCTTGAAATATGGTGAAGGAGGACATTACGTTCCTCACGTTGATCATGGTCACGATGTGCCTAGGACACTAAGTATAATTTATTTTTTAAATAATGATTATGAGGGTGGGGATTTAAGATTTCATAATCCTGATAAAAATTCAGAGGTTTATAAAACAGTAACAAGTGCACCTGGCAGAGTAATTATTTGGCCTTCAAATTTTTTATATCCACACTCAGTAACTCCAGTCACAAAAGGAAAGAGGTTTGTATTAGTATCATGGTTGCTTTAAATAAATTATCATATAAATTTGTTCCAGGTTTACTAAGCCAAGATGAGATAGCTCTGATTAGATCATACTGCAAAAAAAGACATTATGAAAATTTTGATAGCTTTGACGTAATGCAAAATAATAACGGTGATACTTACTTTTATAAAGATCTTTTAATGCAAACAATCCTAGAATTAAAAAAACCTATTTTTGAAAAAGCAACTGGTATTGATCTGCTAGAAACTTATACTTTTTGGAGATGTTATACATACAATGCTATTTTAGAAAAACACAAAGATCGTCCTTCATGTGAAATTAGTGCAACAGTTTGTATTGATTCTGATCATTACGATTGGCCAATATACATGGATGGTAAACCTTTAGTTCTACAAGCTGGTGATGCCGTAATATATAATGGTTGTGATGTCGAGCATTGGAGAGAGGCTTTTCCTGGGGATTATCATATGCAAGTATTTCTACATTATGTAGATGCTAAAGGACCTTATAAAGACCATAAAGGAGACCAAATAAATGAAAATAGTCCAAGATCCTGATACTGGCGCAGCAAAATTTACTTTTAGTGCCAAAGAAATAAAAACAATAAAGAAGAAAAAAGAGTTAACTTTTAGTGTTGATGCTACCTCTAAACTTTCCCAAATATTAGTTCATGTGGGTATTAAAATGCAAGAAGGATTACCGCCAGAAAAGCAAAATATTGTGGATGATGCAAACAACATACTTTAGTGGTATAATTCCGTATGCCTTTAGCAAAAGTAAATATAGCACCAGGATTCGACAAACAATCCACACCTGCGGATGCAGAGGGTAGGTTTGTTGATGGTGACAATATTAGGTTTAGATATGGCGAACCTGAAAAAATAGGTGGGTGGCAAGCTCTTGTAAACGAAAAATTAGTTGGAGCAGCAAGAGCACAGCACGTTTGGGCTAATACTGAAGGAAAAAAATATGCTGCTATTGGAACTGATAAGGTATTAATAATATATTTTGGTGGTGCCTTTTATGACATTACTCCTTTAGATACTGACAATTTTTCTACAGGTGCAGATATTACAACGACCAACGGATCAGCAACAATTACAATTACTACAACAGCAGCACATAATTTAGCTGTGGGTGATTTAATTACTTTTGCAAACGCTGGGTCTTTTACGGGTGCAAATACAGATTTCACAGCTTCTGACTTTGACGACAAACTTTTTGAAGTAAAGTCTGTACCAACAATTACAACCTTAACAATTACTATGCCATCATCAGAAAGCAAATCAGGTGTAACTAATGACGGAACACTTGATGTAAGACCTTATGTAACCGTTGGACCGTTAACACAAAGTGCAGGATATGGATGGGGAACTTATCTTTGGGGTGGACGTACAGTGGCACAAGTTACTACAACCGTAAATAATGGAGGAGTAATGTTGATAGGTGCTACTTCGGTAGTTTTAACCAGCACCGCTAGTTTTCCAAGCTCAGGGAAAATAAGAATTGGTTCAGAAGATATGAGCTATACTTCTAACAATACGGGAACAAACACAATTAGCGGAATTTCTAGAGGAATAAATTCAACAACAGCTGTAGAGCACGCCAATGGTTCTACTGTAACAGATATTTCAGAATACATAGGATGGGGTGATGCCTCTACCTCTAGCACAGTGACTATTGATCCAGCAAATTGGTCTTTAGATAACTTTGGAAATTTTTTAATTGCTACAGTGCATAATGGTGAAACATTTACTTGGGATGCTGCAGCAAGTAACGCTTTACAAACTAGAGCTGTTATTGGCACAGGGATGCCAACTAAATCTGTAATGACTATTGTTTCTGATAGAGATAGACATCTTTTTCATTTAGGTACAGAAACAACAATTGGAACACCTTCATCTCAAGATAAGATGTTTATAAGATTTTCTGATCAAGAAAACAAAAGTGATTATGCACCTACTTCAACGAACACCGCAGGAACATTTAAACTAGACGATGGAACACAAATTGTAGGAGCTTTCAAAGGTAAAGATTATATTTTAGTTTTAACAGATACTGCTGCGTATGAAATGCAATTTGTAGGACCGCCTTTTACTTTTTCTATAAGAAAGGTTGGATCTAATGCTGGTTTGTTAGGACAACATGCAGGGGTATTTGCAAATGGTGCAGTCTTTTGGATGGGAAAAACAGGGGGATTTTTTGTATATGATGGTACAGTAAAATCACTACCATGTCTTGTAGAAGATTTTGTATTTACCACATCAGGAAACAACCCAGGTATAAATTTTGATTCAGGGCAAATAGTTTATGGTGGAATAAATGAATTGTATTCTGAAATAAATTGGTTTTATCCTTCATCAGGTTCTACAAACATAGATAAAGTTGTTACCTATAATTATGCTGAAAACGTTTGGACCACTGGTACTTTAGACAGGACCACTTGGATGGGATCTACTGTATTTGAGGTACCTTATGCAACAGATTTTGAAGCCAATGATACTCCTACCTTTCCTGTTGTAAGTGGGGTATCTAATGGTGCAACAATTTATTACGCACATGAAATAGGTGTAAACCAACTCAATGGAGATGGCACAACTACAGCTATTCCAGCGTTTATAAAATCAGGTGAGTTTGATTTGAATGGTAGGCAGGGAGTTCCAGGAGATGGAGAGTTTTTAATGAGTGTAAAAAGATTTATGCCTGACTTTAAAAGAATTAGCGGTAATGCAAAAGTAACAATATTTTTAAATGCTTTTCCTCAAGGAAGCACTGCAGCCTCTAGTCCACTTGGTCCATTCACTGTTACATCGAGTACAACAAAAATTGACACTAGAGCTAGAGCTAGATTAGCTGCTGTACAAATAGAATGTGATAGCGTTGATGAAACTTGGAGATATGGCACTTTTAGATTTGATGTAAGAGTAGATGGAAGAAGGTAATGGCTAAAATAACAATACAAATACCTGAACCCAAATCTCAATATTCTCAAGAAGATCAAAGACAAATTCTACAAGCATTCAGAACTTTGCAGTCTCAGTTGAACTTCTCATATGAGAATGATATAAAAAATAAACAGGATGCATTTACTTACTTTTTATCATGACAATACAATACAAAAATCAAGGAATTAATTTAACTACAACAGACACAACATCTATTTTGTCTTGTCCAACAAGTGCTACTTTTTTATTAAAACAAATTCAGATAGATAATTCTAGTAGTAATCCAGTAAGCTTGTCAGTGCAAGTTACAGACACTTCAGCTTCAGCTACTTTTTCTATATCTAGAAAAGAAATAGCAGCAAATACTGTTTCAAATATAATTACTCAAACCTTAGTTCTTGAGGGAGGTGATATACTTAAAATGACAGCGGGCACGGCAAATGAAATACAGGGTATAATATCTTACGCACAAATAGATAGATCGCAGGAAAATGGCTAAGAAGAAACCTATGTTTGGGGTAAATAATTATCACAAACGAACACCAAAGAAACGGCCTGGTCAGCATGCCAAAAGTTATAGTAAAAGAATTTCCTCGCGTAAGAAATATATTGGACAAGGACGTTAGTATAGTATAAATAAATTTTATGACAGTTTACCACAAAATTAAATGCGAAACAAAAACGATTTATAGAAGTATGAAAACAGGGGAGAGGTACGAAACAAAAGAGGCTTTTTTGAAAGAACACCCCCAAGAAGATTTAGCCACTGATGTTGAAGTACAGGTTCCTGACCTTCCCATGTTTAGTAAAACTCAAAAATGAGTCCTTATATAGATATTCGTTACGATATCTTTTCTAATAATGAAATAAACAAAATGTTAATGGGATTTCATTCTAATCAAAACAATTTAAAAAAATATAGAGATACGTTTGTTCTGTCACTTGAAGGTCAAGATCTGCCTTGGCTCAATAAAAAATATGAACCTTATGTGTATGATAATACAATTTCATGGACGCAAATGGTTTTATGGCCAAACGGGTCTTCACAAAAATTACACGTTGATGATCGTGAGAAAGATATAACAATTGCATCTATTACGTTTTTGAATGATAATTTTGATGGAGGCGAGACTTATTTTGGAGAGGGAACTATAGTAAGACCCTTTAAAAATAAAACAATCTTTTTTACAGGTAAGGAATTAATTCATGGAGTAAAGAAAGTTACCAACGGTGAAAGATACACTATTGCAACTTGGTATAAAAAAAAGTAAAACTTAAAGATGATTTGCACACAAATAGATAATTTTTTTGAATTACCTGAAGTAATCTATGCAGAAGCTAAAAAAACAAAATTATATTCTTTGAACGAACACCCTGACCGCATAGGTAAAAAAGATTTAACAAGTTGGCCTGGAAAGAGAAGTGAAGAATTAGGTGATGTTAATCCATTATTTAAATATCACATTATGAAATATCTTACTATTTCGAATATAAATGTGCGAGGTAGAGATGTAAGTTTATATATTCACGCTAGAAATGCAAGTGATATGGCAGATGATTTTATTCATTCAGATGAGTGCTTGTACTCAATGTTAATTTATTTAAGTAATACAAACCTAAACAGCGGTACGAAATTTTTTGATACCGAAGATCAAATGGTAAACGATTTTAAGTTTGTAAAAAATAGGTTAGTATGGTTTGATGCAAGATATAGACATACAGCTTACGGTCATCACGGAGATAATATTGACAACTGTAGATTAACTATAAATGGATTTATAAGATGAAACCATCAGGCGGAACTGAACTACAATATAAATTTTTAAAACAGTATGTTTCAGAAGATATTTTAGATCAATGTCAAATTTGTTTATCTGTACCAGGACAAGTTCCTCTTTCTGCAAATAAGATAAATATACTTTGGCAAAAGATGGCTCTCGATCAACCACACTTTCAACAATTTTTTAAAGATAAAGAACAAATAAATCAATATGATTATTATGTATTTAATTCACATTGGAATTACGAACAATTTAGAAAGACCTTTGATATACCAGCTGAAAAAAGCACAGTAATAAAAAATGGTATACCTGAAATAAAATTAAGAGATCCAAAACCAAAAAGAGAAAAAATTAAATTAATTTATCATCCAACTCCTTGGAGGGGATTATCTGTTTTATTAGGGGCTATGCAATTAGTAAAAAATCCTAACATTTCACTAGATGTTTACAGTAGCACAAAAGTTTATGGCAGTGATTTTGAAAAAGATAATGATGATGGATATAAAAAATTATATGAACAAGCGGAAAATTTACCTAATGTAAATTATATAGGATACAAACCTAATGAATATATATTAGATAATCTGCATACTTATGATGCTTTTGTTTATCCTAATATTTGGGAAGAGTCTTTCTGTATATCTGCTCTTGAATCTTTGGCTTGTGGTCTCTATGTAGCAACAACGGACAACGGAGCACTTTATGAGACTTGTTCTGAGTTTCCAGTTTACATACCCACGGATAAAAATTATAGAAATTTAGCTATGCAATTTGCATCTGTAATTGATGGAATACCTGAACAAATTAATGATGAACAATTACACATACATCTTAAGTTTCAACAAAACTTTTTTAATCATTTTTATAGCTGGAAGTCTATAGGTGACCAATGGAAAAGATTTTTAGAAGGAGCAATCAATGCAAAACGAACAAGACCCTAGTAAGCCAATTTGGTTTAATGAACCAAAAAAAGAAATAAAAACTGAAAAACTTAAACCTAAAAAGTTTTCTATTTTTGTAGCCACACCTGTACATAGTGATGTTTCTATACATTACTTTCAAGCTTGTTTGGAGTTTCAAAAACATTGTGTAACTAACGATATCCAAGCATCATTTCAAGTTATGAAATCGTCTTTGATTACTCAAGGTAGAAATTTATGTGTATCAAGTTTTATGCAGAGCAACCATACTCATTTATTGTTTATAGACTCAGACATTGAGTTTCAAACACAATCTATTTTTAAAATGATAGCATCAGATAAAGAAGTCATTTCTGTGCCTTATCCATTAAAGCAACTTTTTTGGGACAAAGCTTGGGAAAGAATATCAAAAGGTAATATTAAGAATGCTAAAGATTTAAAGTTTAAGGGATTATATTCGTATCCAATGAAGGTTGAAGATGATAAAAATATAAAAATAAAAGATGGTGTCATTGAGGTTACACACTCACCCACGGGATGTATGCTTATTAAAAGAGAAGCACTAGAGAAAATGATCAAAGCTTATCCTGAAAAAGAAATAGTTCAAAAGTCTGTTATTAATGGTGAGTTAATAAAAGTACCGTTTTTATATAATCTTTTTGATACAGAATTTGACCCCAAAACAAAAAACTACCTTGGTGAAGACTTTGCGTTTTGTAAAAGATGGAAACAAATTGGTGGTAAATGTTATGCCTTAATAACCGACCGAATAACACATGCTGGCGAACATCAGTATAGGGGCTGTTTTGCTGATGAGTTGATAAAGACTGAGTAAAATGGTAATATTTCTAACTTAGCTAATTTAAGGAATATATAATATTATGGCAGGACCACTCGCATTTTTACCCTACGCACTAGCAGCCTACGGAGGATACAAAGGTTATAAAGGATCTAAAGACGCTGGTGGATCAGGAATTCAAAGATTATTAGGCGGACTTACAGGAGCTGCAGCTGGATACTATGGGGGTAAAGGAATTTTAGGTGGCGGATCAGCTTTAGGCATTCCAGGTTTTGCAGGAGCACAACAATCATTTACTCCTATCACAAGTATGTTCCCTCAGTTTGCTTCAATACCTGGAGTTGGACAAACACAACCTGAATTTTTAGGAACAGATAAATTTGGTAATTTAATTCCAAATAGAACAGCATCAGATTACTTAGCTGCAGCTACTCAAACTAATGCACCAACTGTTGACAATAGAAACGTGTTACAAAAATTATTTATGAGATCAAGAAAAGGTGTGCCTGGTGAAATGGAAATAGATCCACTAAAGGCGGCTTTTGGTGTTGGAGCACTAAGTTATTTCTCAGGTGCTTTTGAACCTCAACCACAAGACGTGTTTACACCAACATATAATTTAGCTGTAGCCGAACTACAAAAACAAAGAGGTGGATTTAAATATATTGACCCAGTAGACGGTACAGAAAAAACTTTTGAACAACCATACATACCTGAAGCCGATCCTAAAAATCAAGGTGACTTTAGAATGGGCTCTTATGCAATAGAAAGAAACAGACTAAAAGAAGGTGGGCTAGCAGAAATTAAAAACTTTAATGAAGGTGGTATAAATTACTTACCAAGTAAAAGAACCCATAGTGAAGATGATTCGAACAACTATGTTAGAGCATCAGGATATGTCGAAGATGGGTCTGGCACAGGAGATAAAGACGAGGATACAATGTTAGCTCAACTAGCGGACGGAGAGTTTGTAACAAGAGCAGATGGAGTATTAGGCGCAGGAATCATAGCTGGTGCAAATCCAAGTAGCATGAAAGATATGAGAGAAAAAGGTGCACAATACTTCTACGAACAACAGAAACGATATAAAAGAGTTTTTGATTTATTAGAAGGAAGTAGAAATGCAAAAGCCCAAGCCAATTAAACCTGATATATCTGTTTTATCAGTAGAGCCAAAATACATAGATAAGTTTTGGCCATTATGTGATTTTATGATTGCAGAGGCATTGAAATACTCAGGGGGTTTTGCAGAACCCAAAGATATTAAAGACTTACTTAAAAAAGACGAAGCTCAATTGTTTCTTGTCTTCGGTAGCGATGAAGAAGAACTAAATCAAGTTTTTGCTCTATTTGTAACTCGTATTGCTGCTTTACCAAGTTATTCTCAACTTGAATCGATTATATGTACTGGGAGAAAAAGACATTTATGGGAGGACAAGATAGTGAATACAGTCACAAAGTTTGCTAAACTAAACGGATGCAAAAAGCTTAGCTTTTGGGTAAGACCAGGTTGGTCTAAGGTATCAAAAAAATGGGGATGGAAAGCTAAACATATACAAATGGAGAAAGATTTATAATGGGATCTATAGTATCAAGTATATTTGGTGGAGGCGGTAGTAATGCACCTGCCCCAGCTTCAAGTGGAAATCAATTTACTCAATCTGTAATTAGAGAAGCTCCAGGTATCGAAGAACGAAAAATAGAATTAATGGATTTAGCTCGTGGTGTTGCGGGAAAACCAGTAGCAATACCTGCTATGCAGGTTGCACCTTTTAGTGCTTTAGAGCAACAAGGATTCACAGCAGCAGGAACAACAGGAGTAGGTCAACCAACAGTAACATCGGGCATCGGACAACTACTTGCTGCACAAACACCAAACATAAATCAATTTTTAAATCCTTATCAATCATATGTAGTAGATGAAATTAATAGACAAGCAGCACAAGCTCAAAATAGATTATCAGCAAGTGCAGTATCGTCAGGAGCTTTTGGTGGAGGTAGAGAGGGAGTTGCACAAGCAGAATTAGAAAGAGCTAGATTAGGTCAAGTTGGTTTAGCTCAACAAAGAGGTTTTGGTCAAGCGTTAACTGCTGCTCAACAACAGCAACAAATGCAAGGCAATATAGGAACTCAACTGGCAAACATTGGTCAAGGTCAGCAACAAATGGCACAAGCTGATTTAAATCAATTGTTACAAGCAGGTGGTTTACAAAGACAACTAGCTCAAACTACGTTAGATGCTGCTAGACAATCACAACTACAACAATCTTTTGAACCTTTTCAAAGAGCTGAATTTTTATCTAATGTTTATGCTGCTGGACCTAAATCACAATCTTCATTAACAGCTGCAACTACACCTCAGACTAGCCCATTAGCTCAATCTATAGGAACTGGTATCGGAGCATTCCAAGCATTCCAAGGTATGCAGGGAGGGAAGTAATGTCCCTAAATAAAGTTTTAAATAGACCATTATTTAGAAAACAAGCTTTAAAAAAAGGTGCATTAAAACCTATTAAAGCAGCAAATGGAGAAATGATCGGTCCTATGCCTCCTAATTTAAGACAAAGATTTACTAACACAATGTCTTCAGGTATAGGCGCATTAAAAAATTTTGGTAAAGATGCATTAAGAACTGGACCAGGTGGCGTTGCTGTTTATGGTGGATTAGAAGCTATTGATCCGAGACTAGCAGCTGGAGTTGGTGCAGGAGAATTAAGTTTATTAGGTGCTCGTTTTATTCCTGGTGCTAAACAAGCAGTAAATAGAATTTCAAGATTCACTCCTTTTGGTATGCTAAGTAACATGCCATTTAAAAGAGCTACTGGAATAGGTTTAGCTACATTAGCTGGCGGTAAAATGATTCAAGGTTTTAAGAATCGTAATAGAGAAAGAGAGTTTGTTAAAGAATATGCAAAAAGAAATAATTTAGATGTTGATGAAACGTTATCATTATACGAAAGAGATCTACCAGGACTTACTAGAGGTTTTAGTGGATTAAGAACATCTGATTTAGCAAAAGCTACTACTATAGCATCACAAGATTTTAAAACTGCTGCTACTCCATTGACTGAAGAGCAGAAAGAAAAAATAGGAAACATAAATAAATTTATTGAAAAAAGATATAACTACCAAGATTTAGATTCTTTAGCGCAAGACACAAAAAAAGCTAAAACTGTTTTGGATGAAGGTGTGAGAGTAGACGAGACATTAACCTCTGATCCTGACTCTGAAATGGCAATATTAGATGAGGCACAAAGAAAAGAACAAACTAATTTAGAGGACACAAGAAATAAAGCAGCAATACTTACGGGACAATTGATGAGTAAATTTAATATTACTGATCAACTCAAAGCTTTGAATATAGCCTCTGCTATGACAGATGGTTTAATCTCAGAAGGTCAAGTGCAAACAGTGTTAGATAATCCAGATGAATATGGAAAGATACCAAACAAATCTAATGATCCTAACCATCCAACAGCTGTGGCTGATAAACCTGAGACTATACAAGACGCTAAAGAAGACCCTAATGTTACATTATCAAAAACTTTGGGCGTAGAAACTGAACAAAGCACACCATCAGGCGATAAAGAAATTGATTTAGGTAAAAAGTTTTTAGTAGATTTACAAAATCCGAGAGAGACTGAAGTTAATCCTAAAAGTTATTTTTTAACAAAATTAGCTCTAGGTTTGATTTCAGGAAAAACAAATAAAAGAGGATTGGCAGGAGCTGTAGAAATAGCTGCAACAGTTATGGGACCTGCGTTTGATGGAGCTATTGCTTTAAAAATGAAAAACGATGAAAATTATAGAGATTTTGTAACTGCAGCTACAGATAGAAACATAAAATTGTATGAAATGTTTAATAAAGATAGAAAACAAGGTAAGTTTGATAACGGATCTATCTTAATAAATGGAATATATTATGAAGCTAAACAAGATAGAGACACAGGTAATTATTTTGTTGTTGATGAACAAAATAATTTGAGACCTGTAAATCAAAATGCAGGTACATTCTACAAAAGAACGATAGATAAAAATTATTTTGATCAAGTAAAACTTTTATCTGATGGATATATTTCTCAAGATATCTTAGAAGATTCAATAAAATTATTCAAAGACCCACAAATCGGAAGCAAAGTAAAAGGTCCTGCTGCTATAATTTTAAGTGCTGCTGATACATTGAAAGCTTTACCTAGTGCCGTAATTGAAGGAATCAAAGGAGCAGGTGGTGACTTTACAATGACAAATGTTGAAGATCCATTATCAGAAAAAGAATTTAGTAATTTACAAAAGAGAACAGATAATGCTTTAAAAAAATTAGAAAAAGAGTTTCAAGCAGGTTTGGATGAGGGTAATGAAGCTGCAAAAGTATTAGGACAATTAGAAGTTAATGCAAGATTCTTAACTTATTCATTAGCTAATGCTTTGAAAGAAAAAGACAGGTTAACAAACAGAGACTTACAACTTTTAGAAGAGCTTACAGAGTTCAGATTAATTAAAAACCCTGCTCGTATTCAAGAAAAATATGAAGAACTATTAAGAAGAGTTAAACAGAAGAATGCTGTTAGAAGAACTAGATTTGGAACTCTTGGTAATTCAGACATAGCAATTCAAAATATTATAGGACAAATATATAAAGCAACAAAAGCTGCGCCTAGAAAAAATGAGAAAACTGTAAAACCAAAATCAACTGAGGATGCCTTTGATATTTTAATTCAAAAGGCAATACCAAACTAATGGCTACTTTAAAACAACAACAATTCGCTGATAAAATTACTCAAGCGATTAAAGATAACAAATTTGCACCAGAAAATTTAAATGCAAATGAAAGAGAAGCTGTAGATGTTTTAATTAAAAATGGTGTAATTAAATCTGAGAAAAATGTTAATCAGATATTAGATGAAAGAAACAAAGCTAGAATAGATATTTCACAAGCCCAAACTGTTGCAAGAGATCCTCTTTCAGCTGCATTTGAATTAGACGATTCTAAAATACCTTTAGCTGATTCTATATTCACGGGTAGAACTACATCAGTTTTAGCTGGTGATGTGGGTGGAGCTGTAGCCTATCAATATTTTAATAAAGATAAAGTTCTTCAACAATACAAAGACCGAGGAAAATTAAAAACAAAAGGCATAAGATTTTTTGAAAATTTAGCAAATAAATTACCAGCAAGATTTAAATTTACAAAAGCTGCTGCCACAGCTGCAGCTAAATTAGGTGATACGTTTGCAGCAAGACCCATCACAAGAATAGCAAAAAGTCCTTTAGGTAGATTTGAAGTAGGAACAGCAGTAGCGGGTACAGCAGGCGCAGGTGTCGGAGATTTAGCTTATTCAGCTGCCGATGCTATTTTAGGAGAAGACATTTATAACGGTATCATGGAAGATTTATCAGAAATACCTTACAAACCACCTGAAAAATTAAATGCTGTAGAATCAGCTTTAGTCTCAGTGAAAAACGCTGCTTTATTTAATGCGGCAGCCACAGGTATTACCCCTTTATTTATGGCATTAGGTAAAGGCTTAAATAAAATTTTTGGTACAACAGGTGCTGCGCAAAAAAAGTATGCAGAATTTGCTAGAGATAAAGGATTGGATGCTCCCTTACTTGGATTTTTAAGAGATGGTAGTTTGTCAGAACCAGCAAGAAATTTTTTTAAAACTATTGGTGTTTTCCCAGGTATCTCTCCGATAGCTGATAAAGCTTTACTTAAAACAGAACAAGCGACCTCTAAAGTATTTTTTGATAATGTAGAATCTATTGCTCCTGTTTATCACCAAGCTTTTTTAGGTCAAGAAGTAATAGATCAAATGAGAAAAGTGTACGCACAAAACGTAGCTGCGTATGATAAATTATACGATAACTTTTATAAAGCTGCAGATCTTGCTTTAGATCCTGCTATTATGAGCACTGACAATATAGTCAAAGAGGCAGAATTATTTTTATCAAGAAGAAGTGCTGAAATACCAGATGCTTTCAAAGCGTTTCAGGAAGGTAATTCAGCAGCAGCACAAAAGTTATTAGAGGAGGGTGATCCATTAAATACATTCATGGCAATGACTGGCGCATTGAAAGGTAAAAACATTACTTTTAAACAATTTAAATTCATGAATAAACTTTTAAACGATGTAGGAAACCAAACAAAATATTACGCTATGAACCAAGAATTTGGTGCTTTAAAAAACGCGTTAGAATTAGATGTAGCTAGTTTTGGAAAAAATTTAAATGCTAATGCATTAATGAAAGATGAAAAATTTGCTCAGGCTGTTGCTGGAGCTGGTGGTCTTCGAAGTGCTGGTGGTAAACAACTTATAGATACGACAGTAAAAGCAGGAAATTCTTTGCTTACAAAAATGAAAAATGCAAATGAGGCTTTTTCTAGAACGATGAAACTTTATGATAATGAAGGTTATTTTTTAAAAAAAAAATTACAAAAAATAGATTCCAACGCTTTAACAGGTAAAGGTTTGATAAACTTTTTAGGTAGAACTAATATGCCGAAAGAAGATTTATTTAAAACATTTGAAGACGCTGTATTCACATCAAGATCTCCATCAGCATTACAAACTTATAAAAAAATGATTGGAGCACAAAAAGGTTTTGAGGGTTTTAGTGAAAAAGGTGTTAAATTATTTAAATCATCTTTTTCTAAATTTTTACATGACGCGTACATAGGATCTTTTGTTGGTAAACCATTGCAAGGTGCGGTAGGTCAAGGACAAATTTCATTAGGTGTAATGGGTAAAATATTCAGAGGTGGTGATTTGTCTGTAAAACCTTTCACATCTGTAATGGATGATGCTAATCGTTTAGCAGAATTAACACAAGCAGGTGGATCTTACAGTACAAAAACAAGTGCAGATAATTTAGTAAACACAAAAAATTACAAATTTGGTCCTGATGATTTTAAAGAATTTGATGCCAATACGTTTATTGATACTCTAGGTATTGGAGCAACGAGACAAGCTCAATCTGCATCTCAGATGTTAGAAGATGCATATTTCACAATTACAGGAAGCAGACAAGCAGCTAAAAGATCTGTACAAGATTTAAGAGATTTTGCTCAACATTTACAACTGATTTCAGATGTGCCAGTAACAAACTCATCTACTTTCATTCAAAGAAGATTACAATTATCTGGTATCGGAGGTTTGACAGGAGTAGCAATTGGTGCGGGAGCTGGAGCTGCTACTGACAGCCCTTTAATAACATTTTTATCTCTTTTACTTGTAGGTAGATATGCTGGTAGAGTTTTAACTGATCCTCAATTACTAAGAGTTGTTAATGATACGTTGAGACCTCAAGAGATAGCCCAAATTGTTGGCACGAAGGTAACTCCAAAAGCAAAAATTTTACCTGCACAAAAAAGAGAAACATTTTTTAAAGCATTAAATAAATTCTTTAATGATGACGATGATTTTATAAAAATTGATCCAAAACAAGTAGACTTTGAACAAATAACAAATTACTTGGACAGCAAAGCTGTATCCATAGATACTCCTAATTATGGTCCTAATTTAGAAAATGTTCCTGAATCTACTGTTCTAGCTATGTATGATGAAGAGCTTACACAATTACCAAGTGAGAAACAAAAAGAAGAAGAGGTAGCTTTATATAACGGTATGGCTACGAGTATTGACCAAGCAAGAGATGCATTTGAAGATCCAAGAGATGACAGATCTCAAACAGAGGTTCCAAATTTACCATTACCACAAGTACCACAAATGACCACACAACCCACAGGACAGGTTAGTGCACAACAAGTTCAACAGTTATTCCCATTTGACACAACTGCTGCAGCTATAGCTCAAAGGAGACAGAATCGTGGCTAACGGAAAAACTCCTAAAACAACTGGTGAGCATATTATTGCTTTATACGGACACATATCTGGTCTAAAAAAACAACAAGACCATATGCATAAAGGACTGGATGATGTAAGACAGAAAGTAAACTGGTTCTTTGTTGCATTAGTTGGTGGTATGGGTGCAATTATTTTGACTTTGGTAAATTTATTAGCTAATTAGTGTAATGTCACTAATTAAAATAAACAAAAAATATTCTTATAAAAAACATAACAGATTTCAATCAGAGACAGGAAGAAAGTATTTGGTTGATGAAGCTCCTGTACCAAGTGTAACAACAATTTTATCTGCTACAAAAGACAGAAAGTTTTTAGATGATTGGAGAAGAAGAGTTGGTCATCAAGAAGCTGACAGAATTATGAATAATGCATCTACAGTAGGTACTGAAATGCATCGAGTCCTTGAGTATTATTATAATGGTGAAAAATACTTTAATGAAACTCAAGAAGGAATTAAACCTAGAAAAATGGCTGAAGTCATAAAGGATTCTTTAAGAATAGACGAGGTATGGGGTAATGAGGTTTCATTAGCTTATAAAAAAGAATACGCAGGAACTACAGATCTAGTAGCTATGGCATATGGAAAACCATCAATAGTTGATTTTAAACAATCCAATAAACCAAAAAGGGAAGAATGGGTAGAAGACTATAAATGTCAGCTAGGTGCCTATTATTTAGCCCATAAAACGCATTACGGGCCCATAGAGCAGGGTGTAGTGGCTATTGCGACCCGAGACCTGCAATACCAAGAATTCAAGCTCTCAGAGCCTGTATTACACGAATACGCTGATAAATTCCTTGAGAGATTAGAGCAGTATAAAAAAGCAATGGTAAAAGGTTAAAGTAGCCAATCTTTGGCTTTGTCACCTAAAGTTTTAGCAGATAGTTGAATCTTCTTCTTAAGAGCTTGGACGATTCGCTCGTCAATTGTGTCTTTTGCTATAATATCTATATAGACTACATTTTTAGTTTGTCCGATTCTATGAGCACGATCTTCAGATTGTAAACGAACTTCTAAATTATAATTGTTAGAATAATAAATTACATACTTTGCAGCAGTCAAAGTTAATCCATAACCACCTGTAGTAGGATTACCAACAAAGAATCTACATTTAGAATCTTTTTGAAAACGGTCAACGGCAACCATTCTATCTTGTTGTGATACTTCACCAAAAATAGATACTACAGATTCGCTTCCATATTTTTCACTTAGCTTTCCTATTATTTCATGTATGTTATGAACATATGTTGCCCATATAATAACCTTCTGATCTGTTTCTTCTAATATCTCAAGCAGGGCTTTTAGTTTTTCATTATCAAATTGTATTATTTCACCATCATCACTTTTACAATACCCATTTGCAACTTGATGTAGTCTAAGTATTTCTGTCAATTGATTATGAACTGATATTGTTTCATTCTCAAATTTAGCTAATGCCTCTATCTTAAGTCTTTGATAAACTCTTCTTTGCTCGCCTGAAATCTCTATCTCTCTTTTTTGATAAATCTTTTCAGGAATATCTAGACACTCATCTTTAGTCAATCTTAATGAAAAATCTTTAAGCTTTTGTTCTAACTCATCCAAATTAGTAAATCCGTCAGGCACCATAATAGCTTCACCTCTTGCTACATAGACCTCATCAAAGGTGCAGTATCTATTCCTAAAAGCATAAAAGCTTTTAAATCCTAATAATGCTGGATCAAGGAAAGCACATTGTGTATAAAGATCTAATGGAGATTTTGTTACTGGTGATCCTGTTAATATACGCCTCATACGCGCTCGCCATCTTAATGCTAAAATGTTTTTTGTTCGTTTTGCTTTTGGGTTTTTTATGGTCGTGGATTCATCAATTACCATTATATTATTTGGCTGGTTAATTAAAAATCTATTACATTCATCCAATCCTTTTTTTGTAGACAACGCTTCTACATTGATTAAAAAAAACTTTAATTTATTTTTTTCAGTTAAAAATTTTTTATATTGTTTTGGTTTATCAACTTTCCACGCAAACACAGATCTATCAATCTCTGTGGGTAAATGTGTGTCTATCTCATTTCGCCAAACTGTATAAACAGATTTTGGGGCAACAATAAGCGCAGCATCTATACGTTTTTTTAAAAATAGGTAACCAATGTTGTCTATTGTAGTTTTAGTTTTACCCGTTCCCATCTCCATAAACAATGCATAAGTAGTTCTATCAGCTGATTCGGCTAATGCTTGTCTTTGATGTTCATAGGGTTTCGTCTTATAGGGGTATTTCCATTCAGCCATATCCAAATAACTTGTATATTTTTCTATTTGACTTTGCAAGAGGAAAGTCTATAAACCGAATTAGATATGGATATCGAAAAGTTTTCAAATTTAGAAGTTGATACTGCAAGCACGAAATCAATCTCAGATGCTTGTAATGAAATGAAAAAACTTGAAAATGAAATAGACCAAGCTGAGGAAGTTCTTTCTCTCAAAAAAGCTAAATACAAAGATTATCAGGAACGAAAAATACCAGAGCTTATGCAAGAAGCTGGTGTGAACGCAATCAAACTTGCTGATGGTACGCAAGTTGAAGTTAAACCATTTTATGGTGCAAGAATACCTGAAAGTCGTACCGATGAAGCTTTTAGTTGGCTTCGAGATAAGGGTTTTGGAGATTTAATAAAGAATACAGTCACTACAACTTTTAACAGAGGACAAGACAATCAAGTTGCAGAATTAGTAAAGGTTTGCGAAAACTTTGGTTTTAAATATTTGCAAAAGCAAAAGGTAGAACCAATGACTTTAAAAGCATTTGCTAAAGAACAAGTTGAAAAAGGAAAGGAACTCCCGTTTGATTTATTTGGTATCTATATTGCAAATAAAGCAAAACTAAAAACGAAGGAGTAAACATGTCTAACGCGAAAGACGTAGCTACAAAAAAGAAAAACGAAGTAGCAACAATCGACATCGAAAAATTTGCAGATCAAGGTTTTGAAAACATTGATAGCAAATCATTGCAGTTACCATTTCTTAAAATCTTAGGACAGTTATCACCGCAAGTGACAGCTGGGGATTCTAAATATATTGATGCTGCTAAACCAGGAATGATCTATAATACTGTTACAGATAAACTCTATGATGGTAATGAAGGCATGCTGGTAATACCTGCTTATTACAAATTTGAATACATTGAATGGGCAGACAGAGGACAAGAAGGTAGTAATGCACCTAGAAATATCTATCCAGCTGACAGCGATATCATGTCTAAAACAAATAGAGGTGATGACGGCAAAGATAGATTGGAATCTGGTAACTACATTGAGGAGACAGCTTCTCATTTTGTAGTCGTAGTCGAAGAAAGTATGGCCAGCGAAGCATTAATCACAATGAAATCTACTCAAAGGAAAAAATCTAAAAAGTGGAATTCAATGATGAATATGATGCAAGTGCCTAAAAAAGACGGCAAAGGTTTCTTTAGACCTGCACCATTTACTCAACAATATAGACTAAAAACTGTGTTGGAGAAAAACCAATTAGGTTCTTGGTATGGTTGGGAAATCACATCTGAAGGATTGGTTCAAGACGAAAGCTTAGTAAATAGAGCTTATAAGTTTAGACAATCTTTAATGAGTGGAAGTGTTAAAGTAAAACACGGCCAAGAAGAAGCATCAGAAAAAACTCCATTTTAAATATGGACTTAAGTAAATCCTTGGAGCAGTTTAAAAAGCTGTTCCAAGGGTCTGATACATATCACGGTCAATCTAAAAAGTTGGGTAAGCAAAGATCTGACGGAAAAGACGAATGGCGTAGTTGGATAAACCCTATCCCTATGACAGATCAAAATTGGTTAGATCATTTAGAAGGTAAAGATAGTTTTGGAACTGTGCCAATACGAGATGACTCAACAACAAGTTGGGGTGTTATAGATGTTGATAGATATAATATTGACCATAAAAAATTTATTAAAACAATTAGAGAAAGAAAATATCCATTTGTACCTTATAGATCAAAATCAAATGGCTTACATTTAATATTACATTTATCAGAACCTGTAGCTGCAGCTGACATGAGAAAAAAGATGATAGCAATTGCATCTGATCTTGGTGTCAACGATACAAAGACTGATATTTTTCCTGCACAAGATACAGTAGATTTGACTCCTGAAAAATGGGACGACAAACAAAAAGGACAATTTGTTAATTTACCTTATCACAATGCAAAGTTTCCTACACGATGTGCAATGGATGATGAGGCACAAAGTTTATCTTTTGATAAGTACATAGAATATGTTAAAAAATTTATAATTACAAAAGAACAATTCACCAAACTTAAAACAGCAACGGACAACGAAGACAAGCAATGGCCAAATTGTGTAAATAAATTTGTAAGAAACCAAATAAGAGAGGGTGAAGGTCGTAATGATGCTATGTTTAACGTTGGTGTTTTATGTAAAAAAATAAATGAAGATAAAGATTATTGGGAAGCTGAAATTAGAGAGATGAATAAAACTATTTGTGTACCGCCACTTACACCAAAAGAAATAGCAAAAGTAATAGATCAAGTAGATAAGAAAGATTATTCATACAAGTGCGGAACATCAGTAGCTAGGATGTATTGTAATGGGTCTACACAATGTGCCAAAAGAAAATATGGTATAGGATTAAATGAAGCTATACCTGAGGTTGGTAAATTAGTTAAAGTTAATTCGTATCCCGATCCTTATTGGTTGTTACCCATACAAGGTAAAGTGGTAAAGCTAGATACAAAACAACTCTACCAACAACAATTACTTGGAGAGAGATTGTTAAATTATGATATTGTTTGGAGACCATTAAAACCAAGTAAAAGAGATCCCGATCCTTATAGAGATTGGCTTGAAGAATTAATAACAAATAAGCAAGATATGGAAGGCTTTGACGGAGAGGAAGAGAAAAAAGAAGTATTTAATACAAGAATAATAAAATTCTTTGAAGATACAGACACCATTACAGAGTTTGATCAAATAGAACATGATAATATTTTTCAAGATGGTAAAGAAATTAGATTTAAACTTGAGACTTTTAGACAGTTTATGAAAAAACAAGGCTACAATTGGTCGGAAAAAGATTGTACAATATTCTTGCAAGGAGCAGGTTGTGAGAAAAAAGCAAAATTCCAAGGTATACAAGCGAGACATTGGGTTGCAACATTACCAAAACAAACAGAACACAGAAACAAAGATGTCAAATTTACTAAAGCAAAAGCTCCATGGGAAAACAATTAAGTTTTTTGGTCCACCAGGAACAGGTAAAACCCACAGACTTTTAAAAAGAGTAGCAAGATTTTTAAAAAGAGGTATCTCTCCTGATGAGATTTGTTATATCTCATTTACAAACAAAGCTGTTGAAGAATGTAGAGACAGAGTGCGAAAACAATTTAAAGGTTATGATGAAGATGATTTTAAATATTTTAGAACTCTACATAGTTTAGCTAGACAACAATTCTCTGACATACCTGTGTTAGATCCAAAAGTAGATATGCTGCAATTTCACACTCAATATGGCACAGTCAAAATAAACTATAAACCTACTTGGGATGACCAAAGAGTTTACAACAACTGGTCCTTACAAATTTATGATAGAGCAAGAAATATGAAAATGAATCCAATAGATTTGTATAAGAAAGAACCTAGAAAGAAAGTTAGACTACAACAATTTAAATCAATAATTGCAGGATACGAACAATATAAAACTTACGAAGCTAACCCAGGTGAATTTAAAAACGATAGATTAGATTTTACAGACATGGTGCAAAAATATATTGAGTCGGGTTTAGCATTACCTTTTAAAATATTAATGGTAGATGAAGCTCAAGATCTTACTCCTCTGCAATGGGACATGGTTGTTAAGTTAGCTATGAATGCAGATAAAGTTTATATAGCAGGTGATGATGATCAAGCTATTTACGAATGGAATGGTGCTGATGTTATCTTTTTTCAAACCTTTCCTGGCAAAGTAAAAATACTTAAACAATCTAGAAGACTAAACAAAAAAGTACATTTCTTTTCTAAATGTCTTTTAAACGGTATGGAAGGTCATCGAATAAAAAAAGAATTTACATCTAACGGTAGTGATGGAGAGATCTATAAATGGAGTACATTAAAAAAGATACCTTGGGAGATACAAGGATCTTGGATGGTGCTTGCACGAATCAATGATGTAAAGAAAGAGATGCAAGACGAAGCCAGAAAGCTAGGTTTATATTTTCAAGATATGCGTGGGAACAAATCATTTGATATTAATCAATGGAAAGCTATTGGTGATTGGCAAACTATATGCGATGGTGGTGCAATAACGAGAGAAGATGCCTGTAACATGTATAACTACTTGCTAAACATAGATCACGGCTACCGATCAGCGGACAGCAAGAAGTGGAGCTTTGCCCACCCAAATCAAGTATTTAATTTTGAGCAATTACATTTACAAGGTGGAATGGTAGAGGAACGTAAACCTTGGATAGACGCTTTTCAGAGAAAGTTTAAAGATAAAGAGAAATACTACTTTAGAAAGCTTCTAAACAGCGAAGTAAATTTAGATGATAAAGCAAGAATCATCATAGATACTATACATCAAGTTAAGGGAGGTGAAGCTGACAATGTTGTAATCTCGGCCAAGTGTAATTTTCCATCGCATTTTGATAGAAAAAATTTAGAAGACAGAGTAAAAGAGTTACGTGTTTGGTATACAGGAGTTACTAGAACTATAAATACTTTACACTTATTAGGTACATATCATAAGTATCATTTTCCCTTGTCTAAATATTATAAATTGTATAAAAGTAATTATGCCTAAGAAACAAATTGGTGGATCTCACTATAAATCTTTTGTCATAGAACCTTGGACATTTATCCAAGAAAATAGCCTAAATCCCTTTCAAGCCAATGTAATTAGATATACGTGCAGATATAAAAACAAAGGTGGAATTCAAGATTTAGAAAAAATAATTCATTATTGTGAAATGGAGATAGACTTTATGAAAAAGAAAATTCCTGATGATACACCTGAAAAAGAGGAGGAGTGGGCACAAATGATAGCTCAAATGCAAGACTCATGAGTCATCAATTAAATTTCATTTACAATGATAGTGATTGGGTCGCGCCATCAGAGTACCCTGATCTTAGAGCTGCCGATGAGGTTGCGATAGATTTAGAAACAAAAGATCCTAACTTAAAAACGAAAGGATCTGGATGGGCAACTTTTGATGGAGGTATTGTAGGTTTTGCTGTAGCTGCACTAGGTCAGCAATGGTATTTTCCAATACAACACGATGCTGGTGGTAATATGGATCTAGCTGTAACAACTGCGTTCATGGTTGATTTACTTAAGAGACCTAGCACAAAAATATTCCACAACGCTTCTTATGATGTGGGTTGGTTATTAGCAAACGGTTTTGAAATAAACGGTAAGATTGTAGATACCATGGTAGCTGCAGCTTTGATTGATGAAAATAGATGGAGCTTTTCACTTAACGCATGTGCTAAAGATTATTTAGGTGAGATAAAAAATGAAACTTTTTTAAAAGAGAAAGCAAAAGAATGGGGTATAGATCCTAAACAAGATCTTTGGAAAATGCCTGCAGGGTACGTTGGTTTTTATGCAGAGCAAGACGCTGCACTTACTTTAAAACTATGGCAGAGATTTAAAGGTGAGATACAAAAACAATCAATCAATGATGTATGGGAGATGGAAATGGAACTTTTACCTATATTAATTGAAATGAGACGTACAGGGATAAGAGTTGATGAAAGAAAAGCAGCATTACTCAAAAAAGAATTTAGATTAAAAGAAAAAGAAGTTTTACATAAAATTAAAAAAGAGACTACCTTAGATGTAGATATTTGGGCTGCAAGAAGTGTAGCACAAGTGTTTGACAGACTAGGTGTAGAGTATCCAAGAACTGCAAAATCTGATGAACCATCTTTCACTACTAACTGGTTACAGAACTGTGAGCATCCTATAGCTGGCCTTGTAAGAGAAGCAAGAGAAATAAATAAATTTCATTCGACATTTATAGATTCAATTCAAAGATATGTACATAAAGGCAGAATACACGCAGAGATAAACCAATTGAGATCAGATCAAGGTGGAACTGTATCGGGCAGATTATCTTACGCGAATCCTAATCTTCAACAAATACCAGCTAGGAATAAAGAATACGGTAACAAAATAAGGTCTCTATTTCTTCCTGAGGAAGGCAGACAGTGGGGTTCATTTGATTATTCACAGCAGGAGCCACGATTGGTAGCACACTACTCAGCGTCTATCGGAGAGCGTCTTGATGGATCTGATGAGTTTATTCAAGCTTATGCAGACGAATCAGCAGACTTTCATCAAATTGTAGCTGATATGGCTGGAATATCTAGAACTCAAGCGAAGACGATCAATTTGGGTCTTTTCTATGGCATGGGTAAAGCAAAGTTATCAAAGGAGTTAGGTATTGATAAGGATAGAGCAGAGATACTTTTAAATAAATATAATTCAAGAGTGCCTTTTGTAAAAAAATTAGCTAGTGCAGTTACACAATCAGCAAGTAAGTTTGGTTTTATAAGAACTATAAAAGGTCGTAAATGTAGATTTGATAAATGGGAGCCAGCAACTTTTGGTATGAATCAAGTTATGGATTATAATGAAGCTAAAGCTAATTATGGAAACAATATCAGAAGAGCATTTACATACAAGGCCTTAAATAGATTGATACAAGGATCTGCTGCAGACCAAGCCAAACAAGCTATGATTGATTGTCATAAAGCTGGTCATCTACCATTGTTACAGATACATGATGAATTATGTTTTAGTATTGGATCCGATAAAGAGACCACAACCATAAGAGATAAAATGGAAAATGCAGTGGAGAATTTAAAAGTGCCTTTCAAGTGTGATGTAGCTTTAGGTAAATCTTGGGGCGAAGCTAAAGATGAATGATAATTATAATGGTGGCACTGCGTATAGGGCCATGTTAAAATTATTTAGAGAAGCTAAATTAGATATGGAAAATAAAAATAAAAATACACCTTGCCTAAGATGTAAAGACACGCGTGAGGTTTGGGTATGGAAAGATACTGCTGAATCTGAAAAGATTAAAGTAGACTGCCCACTGTGTAGCAAACAACGGCCACCGCAAGAACTAAGAGATCTAGGAATTATTTAAGTTTATTTTTTTTTAACAGAACCTGATCTTTTATAGTCTTTCCATTTACAATTGAATGTTTTGAGTCCTGTTTCAGTAAGAATTTTAATAATGTGGCCTCGTTCGGTTGATTCAACATAGTGCCTAATATAGTTAGGAATATCAGCATACGAGTCTCCTTTGTTTGATGGCATAGATAGCCTGTCTTATAAATGATTTTTTGATAGGTTGCTAGTATTTTTTTACTAGCTATTTAGAAGACTTTCAGATGCATCAATAACGCTTTGTTCATTGATTCTTTTCTTTAAGTCTTTAATCTTTATATCAATCCACTTCATATCAGTAGTTACTCTACCCTGTTGTAACGCCTGACTGGCCCACTTGGACTCCAACTGAAGCTTCTCCGATATTAGCATTTGTAGTGCCATTTTTTAGCTCCTCATATGTGATGAACACAAATTTTTTTGTATAAAGAGGTTCATCGTTTGCTTTGATTTCACCATTGTGCAGTTTTTTACCGAACTGTTGTAAAGCCAAAACATCGTTGTCAGCCTTAATTATCCCATCATAATGCTTACCTTCGTATCTCATCTGAACGCGATAACTTTTCATAAGATAGTATATAACAAAATATGGTAGGAATACAACCCTATGTGCCTACAGCTGGTGTACAAGTATATTTAGTGGCTAGTCTATTAGATTCTACTATATCTTGTGGCACTGAAGTAATTAAGGCTTTAGATTCATCGAAAGCTTTAACTGTACATTCTGCCCAAGAATTAAAAGTATCGGGATGGGTAACACCTGGAGCGCAAGTGAAGTCCATGAAAGAACAAACATAAATAGTCAAAATAAATTTCATAATATCCCATTTAGTCCTTGCATTTAATATTGAAATAAGTATAAATTCAAGGAAACAATAGGAGTATATCATGGAAGACAATGACAACAAACCAAGTACACTTGAAAAGGTGGTAGAAAACTTAACGCACCCTACTACTAACATCAGAGAAGTTAATTTTAAGAATAAACCTGATGACATTGTACAAACACTAGGTGCAGACACCGATGCTATATTGATTACTTTTGAAAGAGATAAAGGTGAACTAAAACTTTATCACAATGGAGTCGAAATAGATAAAGCTGTATTTGCTAGAGTATTAAAAGCAGAGACAAGCTACTATGCTGTTTTTGATTTTATACAAGATAAGTTTAAATCATGGAGGGACGCATGGGTGAATTAAGACTTAAAAGTAGCTCTAAAGCCTTTGCTAAATTTGTAAAGGACGTAGATGATATTTTATCAAAAGTACATACACATGACAAAGAAGGTAACAAATGTGAATGCACATCTGAAAGCTTTGTGGATAGCCGAGATAGGTTAGTTAATGTAGAACTTGACTTTAAAGATGGACATCCAGCAAAGATACTTAATATGTGGGTTGCAGCAGATTTTGTTGATGATGAAATAGAAAGTCTTGAAGCAATCAATGAAAAGAGGGATCAATGAAATATTTAGGAAGATTATTACTTTTATTAGCAATATTAATAATACCTCCTAAAATTTTATTTATTATTATAGGAGTATTAGCCTATACAATTTATAACTCATAAGGAGAACCAATGAGAATAGTAACAATTCTAGCATTATTTTTATTTCTAACGGGTTGTGGTTACACAATGAAGTTAGGTAAAAAATGTACACCAGGACATGACGAGTGGTCATATGTTTGGTTTGTAGAGAAGGATGGTAACAATGTCAGCAGAAAAAATTGTACCAAGTAAAGATTGGCGCGAAAGAAGAATCGCTGCCATTAATAGACAAACAAACAAATTTAATGGTATGAGATCTGTGGCCGAATACTATGCAGATGAACACCTACAAATTTGTCAAAGTAAATGCAAAACTAAAGCGGAGTATAAAATATGGACACGAGAAAATGGAAAAGTGTAGCTGTAGATATAGAAAACTATAAAATTATTACAGCTATGGGTGAGAAAGGTTTTAGAAGACCAGGGGCAATGATAGCAAAACTTGTTGACTCTGAACTTAAAACCATTGCTAAGAAAACAGGTAAATCAATTGATAAATTGAGAGCTGATCTACTTGTACAAGGAGGCCGTAAATTAAATGGACGATAGTAGTAATAGAACAACTAAGAACGAAAAGATAATAATTGAGATAAATGAGTCTACTAAAGGTAAGACCCACGCCATGGCAATAGAACTAGCGCTTACATTAAGCAAACAGTTAGAACCGTGGAAGAGGCATGTAAAGGGGCTCACAATAAAGAAAAACAATAAGATTTTCAAAAAAGTATCTTAATCAAGATATTGTGTGGCAGGTGTAAGAAAACACTTGATCTTGTGCCTGCCATTTGTTACAGATCATCTGTATTCCTCATAACCTAATGAAAAGTAGAGGTTTCAATCTACTTAGATTACCGAACAGCGAACAACCTTTTTTATTAACTTAAAAGGAGATTGTTTTGGCAGAAACGAAGCGAAAGCCATTAGAAGAAGTTTTAGATCAGGGTTTAAATAAGTTAGTGATGTCATGTCCTAATAAAAAAACCTATGATGAAATTACTTCAATAATGTTTCAGCTTTATAATGGTAATGATTACGGTATGGGGAACTTTAGCTTACAGTTTTTAAGTAAAATTGACCAAGCTTGGCGAAAAGGACGAAAACAAACTGCAAAAAAGTTGGGATTGTCTTTAGTTAAGAATGTGTAGCCACCAGTTTCCATATCCATATCATTGTCTTTCCAAAACTGGTGGTTATGCAGATGAGTTTATTTGATCATAGTCTAAGTGACGTAAATGAAATGAGTGGTATTGATCGAACTCATTTTATGAATGATATTTATTTAGATTGGCAAGCCTCCAAGAGTCTCCGACAAAAGAAAATGGAGACTTTTTATCTTGAGTTACTCAAACAACTTATTAAAGATTATGGGCACTAATATTGCGACAGAAATATTAAAAACTCATTTGAGATCTGAACATAGACTTTATCAAGCTATAGTTGTTCAAGCGTTTGAAGATTGTTTATATACTTTAGGTGGTAAGAATGAAGCTTATAATAAAAAAGAAGCTCATGAATGGTTTATGGCTAATGGTAAAGATTTTAGACAGATCTGTGATCTAGCTAATTTAGATCCCGATCATGTACACGGTAGGTACAAGTGGTGTTTAAACAATAAAGTGATTGTTTTTACAGAAATTCAATGTTATTGGATTGAGTATAAAAATGAATATAAGAAATATAGGGCCGTGGGCACTAAAGAAGAAAGAAAAACCATCAAAGAAAGAATTGACCAAATAAGGTTTAAACTTAAATTGAAGGATAAAAGAAAATGAAAATTAAAATTTTAAAAGCATTAGAAGATAAATACCATGCTAAAATTAGTGAGGCCGAGGCTACTTTAGAAATATACCTTACTAAATCTGTAGGAATTGGAGAGCACCCGCAACATATAGATGAAGCTGATAAACTTGTTGATACGATAGCGCAGAATGAAGAGAAGTTAGGTGTTATACATAGACTAAAACAATGAAAGAATTAGTCATAGGTCTACTTATTTTAGTGAGTGGAGAAAAAATTGAGACAAGACATATTACTATTTACGAATCATGTTATACGTGGTATCAGAAGAACGTAGAAATGAAAGAGATAAAGACTACCTTTTTAGCCGAAGATCTTATCATTTGTATGAAGGCCAACGAGTCGTTGGTTTTATTTGTAGTGATAAAGAACCTAAATGAGTATTAGAAAAAAAATTTGTGCTAAATTAAGATTAAACTGGATGAGAACCCTCTACATCGGTTTGGCCTGTTTGTGGTCTTTTTTAATTTATGTCCCCTTTAAATAAAATTAACATTGCAGCTGTAAATTGGGAAAGAACGAAAGATCCGAAATATAAGAAAGAGTGGTATATTTTAATTAAAAGGTGGTCTGAGTCTATCCGAAAAAAACCCAAGCAAATATTAGAGTACAAGTGGCCGCTGTTAAAATAAAAAAAGTAAAATCATCGAAATTCATAAGGTTAACTAAGATAGGGTAACATGTAATAACCTTTTCTAGGGGAAAAGATGTCGAGAGAGCATGCTACCCTATCGACCATAGTTATGTCATTGTTCCTCCGATCTGTCTACAGTATATATGGAAAACGGATAACGGACAACGAAAAAAGGGCGCTTCAGTCTCCCTCCACGCCCTAAAGATAACAAGAAATGATGTTATATAACGCTATAATTGTATAGTATTCGTTAATCTAAATCAACGAAGTAAAAAATCTACTATATAGATTATCTAGACCCCTATGCACTTTTTTTAGTCAGAGGTCAAAAGTGGTGTATCTGGTGTATCTGATGATTATAATTGTTGTATATCAACACTTATAATCGATTTTAAGGTGTATCCGTAGGTGTATCCGTGGTGTATCTGGATACACCACAATATCAATATTTCCTTGCGTAGTGCAAAAATGTTAGTTTGGGTAACCTAGTCGGGGGTTAAAATAATCTATATAATAGAATTTGCGGTGGGCGGCAAATCTCAAGACATTGCTGAAGATGATCTTGATAACGCCCGCCCCGTAAAATTATGGTAATAGCTAAAACAATTATAAAAGCAGCAATCAAGAGAGCTAAGAAAAAGGCCGCTGCAACTAAAGGCAGGAAGCTTACTAAAAGCTTGGATAAATACAATATTCATGCTGGTGGAGGTAAAGGCCCTGTACCTATTAAGAAACAATCATTACAAAAAAGCACATTAAGTGGTAGAACTTATTCTATAAGTACCAATAAACTAAGCGCTAAAACAATGCTTGATATAGGTGGTGGTTATGGAACTACATCTACAGCAAGGTTTCAAGATGCAGTTAAGGACTTGATTGGTTTAGATAAGCTAAGTATAAGAAAAGCATTCAAAAGAGGGAAAGGAAAAAAATAATGAAACAAAAAAAGTTATTACTAGGTGGACTTCTATCTGCAGGTATAAAATATGCTGCTAAAAAGTATATGAAACGAAGCGGCAGAAATATATCTAAATTAACTAAAATGCAGCCAAAACTCTCAAAAAACAAAAGAGCTGGTGCTAAACATGATATGGCAACCGCTATACAAATGCAAGGAACCAAAAGTTTTCTGAACCCTAAGGGCATGACAATGAAAGATGTAAATAAATTACAATCTTATAAAAATAGACTACCAAAGAATTACTAATGGCATTAAAAGCAAAAGCACTTAGAACTATAGATGATTTGACTCCCAAACAAAGAAAGTTTGTAGATATACTTGTAGCGAACTGGGGTGAAATCACAAAAGCCGAGGCCTGTAAAAGAGCTGGTTATGAAGCAAAGAATGATAAGAATTTTTCCGATATTGGAAGTAGACTAACTTTAAGACGACACAATCCACACGTAGTAAAATATATGGATCAACAGCTTGAAAAAGCTAAGGCCAAATATGAAAAGGATAGACTGCGTAGATACAAAAGATTAGAAAAATATGCTGACAATGCATTTGAAGATAAACAATATGCGTCAGCTATAAATGCTGAGTATAGATCAGGACAATTAGCTGGTTTATATGTAGATAAAAAAGAAGTAAAAGTATCAGGATTGGAGGGTATGTCACGTGCAGAGCTTGAGAAGAAACTCACAGAGCTTTCAAACAAGATCGATGGTTTCAACGCCAAAACGATCGAAGTTGAGCCAGAGACAAAAAAATTATCTAGTAAGTCATAATTGGACTTCCTTCATTACTGTTTTTAACGAGGTGCATAACGCTGATCTCAACGTAAACTTAGGCAAAATTAATGTTAAGACGGAAGAAAAGTAAATACAAACAAGCTCTCGTAGGTAATAAAAAATATTATTACTACAGAATTTATTGGTTAGATCCCTGCGGAGATGCTGGGCATGCGGAGGCTAGTGAGGTAAAAAAACTAAAGCCAGCCAAGATGATAACTCATGCATTTATTTTTGAGAAAAACCATAAATATGTTTGGACATTTGCTTCTTATGACGAAGAAGCTGCTGTATTTTCCGACAGGAATTGTCTACTTAGATCTAGTGTTTATAAGTTTGAAAGAGTATTAAACCGATCTGAATAATTTATGAAGAAGCGTGAGTCTAAACTCTGGCAAAGAATAAAAAAACACATAACAAAACCACATTTAATTCGTGTAGAATCTAATACTATCAATGGTATTCCTGACATAAATGGTTGTTGGAGTGGCAAAGAATTTTGGATTGAACTTAAATCGGACAAGGTAGGATATCCTAAGCTATCTAAATGGCAAATTAGTTGGATCAATAAACGAATCAAACACGGTGGTATAGTAATTATCTGCAATGAGACCCTCTCGCAGAGAGTTTTCCAACTGTACAGACCGTTGTCCGCGATTACTGATGCTCGTTTACTGAAACCTCGGTGCTCGTTCTCATTTCCCGTACAATGGCCATCGGTGCAGGATGCCCTCTGGGATCTCCTGCAGCTGGATCCTGAAGCTCGTTCTCGTTCTCGTGACAAAGATCAACGAATCGGGGAAGAAATAATAAGGAACTCAGGCAGCATCACAAGTGAGGACTTGTCTGGTATCTGATTCTCGTTTATTCTCGTTGTCGGGGGCCAACTTTTCTATCATTGTTTTCCGTTGAGCCCCCTTCAGGAGCTGGTGCAGCACACTCCGTGTTCTCGTTTATAGAAGCTCGTTCTCGTTTTAAGAAAGGTATATCAATGTGTACCTGCAGCTACAGCCTCAGGACACAGGTACGGAAGCTGGGTGGACAAAAAGTTCCTGAACTTCCTACTTGACTTATCTCCCATCTGGTCTTATGTACACATCTGGATTAACAACGAAAGGATAACAATGAAAACACATGTAATTAAGGATGACGGTACGGTGACCGTGGTAGAAGGAAAGATAGAAGATCTAGATGCGATGCAGAAGCTCGTAAAGGGATCTATTGAAATAGTAAACGCAGCAATGCCTGCAGCATCTCCTGAGCTGCCAGGAGGAAAAGATCTTAAAGAGATGATAGTGAATGAAGAAGGTCTCTTCAACACTGCGTTCAAAACGAATCACAAAGCTAGGAAGCTTATAGCTCAAGGACTGGACGTGCAGCTGGAGAACATTCAGGACATCCGTGGTGATGTCTTCGTGACTGACGGATGGCGGATCGCGTGATGTCGTTCATTTTAATTCTCGCCCTGCTCTGGCCGAAGATTACCATGCCAGCACTGGGGCTCCTGGTGGTTACGCTGGTGGCAGTCTTGTGAAGCTCTCGCTCGTTCTCGTTGGAGTGCGCCTTGTTTAGAACTATTCTAAAGTGGATAGCATCACACGGGGGGCGGGCGTGGCAGTTTTTAGGTAAGACTTGTGGAATTTTTTTATTTGACTTATAGGTGGGATATGATAAGACAATGGAGAAAGATAACAAAAGGAGAAAAATATGGGACTAGATCAATTCGCACACATAAGAGACAAACAAAGTGGGCAGATGAAGCGACCAGACTTTGAAAAAGTCTATTCAGATAAATACGAGCCAACAATAGATGGTTTCGTTTGGAGAAAGCACTCACGACTTCAACAGTTTATGCAAAATATTTGGGCAGAACAAAATCCAAATAGTGAAGAGGCAATGAATGGAGAAGATGAACTGACGCTGAATAAAGATATTATAACCAACTTACGTAAAGAGATAGATGGCAACTATCATAATTCGTTTTGTAGTGGTGGCTTTTTTTGGGGACATCAGTTTCAAGAAGAAGCCGTCAAAGAATACTCCAAGCAAGATGTTCAGTTCTGTGATTGGGCTTTGGCACAAATCGAAAAGGGCGAAACTGTCGTCTATAATTGCTCGTGGTAAATCTCTCGTTGTTGCTTATCTCGTTGTTTAAAAAGAAAAGGGGGTACAAATGATGGGGGGACTAATTTGGTTTTCGCCATTAATATTTATCTACATATTATTAGTGATGGATATTATTAGTTTAGGTTCTGTTTTTAGTTTGTTCTAGCTTTGTCTGTGGAAAACCCATTATGAACAGGCAGACCCATAATGGACACAAAGTTGTTGAAGTTAATGTGGGATATGATAAGACAGGCTATTACTAACACTAACAAAGGAAAACAATGAGTAATGCAATAAGAAAGCTAAAGGCAGATGAGAAAAAAATCATCTTGGCTTATGCTACAATTAAACTGCAAGCAAATCGTTTATCTAAAGAGTTAGATACAATGAAACAAAACTTGGTTGATGTGTTTGAGAGAACCAAACAAAATCTAGTTATTGTTCAAGATGAGAATGGTTGTAGTTTTGGAGTGCAGAAAATCAAACGTAAAAGAAAGAAGTTTGAAACTGCTAACTTTAAAATAAAACATAATGATTTATTCAATCAGTTCTGTACTGAAATTGAATATAATGAGTTTAAAGCTATTGGGGATAGTAATGACAAATAGTTTGATGAACATATCTAAAGTATTAGCCGAGCAATCGGCTAATGCTCAACTTACTGACAACGTAAAGTTAGAACCTGACGCAGTTAGTAAATTAAATTATGAAGTTATGTATAAAATGTTAGAGGGCGAAGTAGAAAAGCTAATACTAGAAAATAATGGCAACCCTTTAATCGATAACTTTAAAACTAGGATTGTAAGAAAATTTAGTTACTTAATAGAAAAGTTAAGTAGCTAACTACAACCAACACCAATAGCCCGTAAGGGCTATTGGTGTTCTCTTATAGAAGGCTCAGCAAAACCAACAACCTGCTTTTCTTAATTTTTTTACGCTGGTCGCGTTGATATACAAGGTACTTGTATATTGTAAGAGTTTATAGCAAGTCGAATAGAAGTAGTGTATGCTGAAACGGTATGGTATAAAGGGACCCAAGAAAACAGAATTTTTAAGATGAGTACATTAGATCAATTAACAGATGATGAATTAAGAACCTTAATTCTTAAGAAGCAGATCGAATATATAAAATTATGTCAGGATGACTTTTTATTATTCGTGAAAGCTATGTGGCCTGATTTTATTTATAGGAACACAGAGGACCCTGAGAAATGGGGGCACCATCAAATAATAGCAAATGAGTTTCAAGACATAGCTTCAAAAGAATCTAAACGTCTTATTGTGAATATGCCACCAAGGCATACTAAATCAGAGTTCGCTTCATATTTATTTCCTGCTTGGATGATTGGTAAGAATCCTAAGATGAAACTTATGCAAGTATCACACAATGCTGAACTTGCTTCGCGGTTCGGTAGCAAAGTTAGAAACTTAATGGAAACCGAAGACTACAAAAGTATCTTCGGAGATGTTAGTCTAAGAGAAGATAGTAAGGCTAAAGGACGTTGGGAGACCAATCATGGTGGAGAATATTTTGCAGCGGGGGTAGGCGGTTCAATCACAGGACGAGGGGCGGACTTACTTATTATTGATGACCCACATACTGAACAAGACTCAATGTCTGACTCTGCTATGGAAAGAGCTTTTGAATGGTATTCATCAGGACCCCGACAACGTTTACAACCAGGAGGCTCAATCGTAGTTGTAATGACAAGATGGGCAACGGATGATTTAACAGGGAGGCTCATCAAATCACAATCTGAACCTAAATCAGATTCGTGGCGCGTTATTAATTTTCCAGCAATACTTCCCTCAGGTAATCCTGTATGGCCTGAATACTGGCCACTCGATGAATTAGAAAAAGTTAAAGCATCGGTGACAACGAAAAACTGGAATGCACAATACATGCAGGACCCAACGTCAGAGGAAGGTGCAATTATTAAAAGAGATTGGTGGCAACCGTGGAACGAAGAACGGATACCGACACTTAAACATGTGATGCAAAGTTATGATACTGCGTATTCTAAAAAAGAATCTGCAGATTACTCAGCTATTACAACGTGGGGAATATTTCAACCTGCAGAAGGTTATGAAGATTGTTTAATTTTATTAGATGCAATAAAAGGAAGGTTCGACTTTCCTGATCTTAAGAATTTAGCACTAGAGCAATATCAATACTGGCAACCTGAAACAACTATTGTTGAAGCTAAAGCTACAGGACAACCTTTGATTCATGAATTAAGACGAGCAGGTATACCTGTAATAGATTATGTTCCTGCAAGAGGTAGAGATAAGCATACTAGAATTAACTCAGTAGCCCCTATATTTGAGTCTGGTATGGTTTTTGCCCCAACAGATGAGAAATTTGCACAAGATGTTATTGAAGAAGTAGCTGCTTTTCCTCACGGTCAATACGATGACTATGTTGACTCTATGACCCAAGCAGTGATAAGATTCAGGGAAGGTGGATTTGTTACAACTTATTCTGATGCAATAGACGAACCTAATTTTAAGATTGAAAAAGATTATAGATACTATGGATAGGATTTAAATTATGCCAATAAAAGTAACACCAATCAAAGGTGGAAAATATGATAAAGCTGATGCTCAAGATAAAATGGAAAAAATTGGTAAAGCTAAGGAAAAAACTAAATTAAAACCAATAGGCGCACAGCCCGCAAACAAAGTTGAAAAAGTTGAAGGTATGATGACTGGTGGTATGTGCAGAGGTATGGGCGCAGCTATCAAAGGTGGAAAGTTTGGAGGAGTTAAGTAATGGGTGATGTGAGGACAGAAAGAAGAAAGCTTCTATTAATGAAAGAAGCTGAAATGAGATCTAAAAGAAAAAAAATGGGTAGAATGGGGCCTCTTAAACCAACTAGGATGGGAAAAATAGAAGAAAGACCTTTAATGACTAGAGGCATGATTGAGAGAAGAAAAGAAATGGAAAAAAGAAATTCAAGAGCATTACCACCAGCAGCAGGTATGTTATCAGGTGGCCAAGCTAAGATTGCAGCTAAAGCTCCACCACGAAATAAAATCAATGCAAAAGATTTTGAAGTGCTTAGAGCTGAAAAAGCTAAAGGCAGAGGACAAGGTTTACAAGACGAGAAATTAAAACCAGGTAAAGTTACTAAAGCAGCACTTGGTGTATTAGCTGCAGGTTTAAGCGCAAAAAAAAGAATGGATGAGAAAAAAATGGCACCCGTTGGAATAGGTGGTATAGGAGCTAGTATGGCTAGACTCGATGCTATAAAAAAAATTTTAGGAAAAAATAAAGGTGGTGTTATGAAAGCTAACGAAGGCGGTATGGGTGAAGCTAAAGGTTACAAAAAATATTTAAAAGGATTAAAGAAAGCTGAGGGAGCACAATTTAGAGCTAAATTCAAAGCAAAAGAAATAGCTAAAGCTGGTGGTAAAGCAGCTTTGAGAGCAGCTAAAGCTTCTAGAATAGGTAAGATCGCAGCTGGTGTAGCAGCAGTAGGATTGGGAGCAAAAGAATTTTTAAAAAGAAAAATGGAAAAGAATAAAAACAAGCCACAGAAAAAAATGGGCGGTGGCATGATGATGCAAAGACCTATTAAAGCTGTAGGAGGTGCTGCCATATCAGCAATAGCTGCTGGGGCAGGAACAATAGGTGCTGCTGCTTTAAGAGCAAACAAAAAACTTGCTGAAAAAAAAGCCAAAGAGAAAAAAAAGAAAATGGAAAAGCCTAAAAAGAAAATGGGCGGTGGCATGATGCAAAGACCTATGGGATATTCAAAAGGTACGTCTGTAAAAGTTAAATGTAAACTTGGTAGAAACAAACCTACTAAAATGTACTAGGAGGGTCAATGGCCCTCAAAGATCTTTTCAAACGAGGTATATCTTCACTTTTAAAAAAACAAAAAAAGGATGTTGTTGATCCTAGCGCAGTTCAACGTGTTCAAAATCAACCACAACAAGTTCTACCACAAGAAACTAAAGGTACTGCCTTACAGACTGTAAGAAAAGATTTAGCCATTCAACAATACCCAACTCCACCAAGAACAGGTGCCTTACAAATGGGTACACCTCCAACTCAAAATTTAATGTTTGGTAGTGCGTTGTACGACCGTATAGCACAAAAAGGCCCAGGCACATTCACAGCTGATGAATGGATGAAATTCTTAACAGATGTGAGAGAAAGAAATTTAAAAATATTTGGACAAAACTATAAAGAAAAAGTTTTGAATCCTGTCAAATTTAATTATGATAACACATCGGGGTATCTAGCTGGTAAACAAACTTCGGTTCCATTAGAAGAATTATTTGATTCTAATATAGCAGCTTTTTCACCTACAGGTGAATTAACAGGTGGTGTCTTGCATGCAGCTAAATTAGCAGGTGTCAAAGTGCCAGGTAAAGTTTTGACTGACTTAGTAAGACTTAACCCAGTAAATAGATTACAAGCTACAGAGTTTTCAAACTCGTTAACTGAACCAGTCAAAAAAAGATTATATCAAAAATTTAAAAACACTTTCGATAAAATAAATAATCAAGTAAACGATCCTGAGTTTTCGCAAGTTTTAAACCGTTACACAGATGCATTAGAGAGGGGAATACCTGCTAAACCAAACATTCCTATGTTAATGGGTAGATACCCACAGTTTAAAAAAGAGCTTCAACAATTAGACTTTGAATTTGATGATTTATCAAGAGTTAGAAAAAATTTAAAACCTCCAAGATATGAAAACGAAAGCGGTTATACTTTTGAAGGTGGTCAAAACTATAGAGAAACAGTTATATCTTTACCTGAAGAAATAGTTGGTAACAGACCAACAAAATATTTTGGACACTATAAAGATAAAGGTTTAGAAAATCCTATCATGCATATTAGATACGATACAAGATTTGCACCTAACGGTGATAAAATATTAATGATACACGAAATTCAATCAGACACTCAACAACAAATTGCTAAAGCATTAAGACAAAACAAAATATCAGGTTATGACGCATCCCTTAGAGTAAACCCATACCAAAAAGATACAGAAATTGCTTTCTTATTACAAGCTAGACAAAAACTCGGAGACAAAATTTTAGCAGGTAACATGGGTAGATTAGAAAGTGATCAAGCAGCAAGGGGTATAAAATCAATTGATAAAGTTTTAATCAACAAAGGTGCTGGGCAACCAGCAAGGATTGGATCGAATTATGGCGGTGCTGATGCAAACTTTTACCCTTTGTTAGATAGAAGTAGTTATAATAACTATGCTTTAAAATATTTATTAAATAAGGCAGCAAAAGAAAAATTTGATTATGTGGCTGTTATACCTACAAATTATGTAAGTAGAGGCGGTGGCAGTGGTAAAGCTTTAGGGACAATAGAAAATTATGGTTTTGCTAATGGTGGTAAAACTCCTACGGGAAAATCATTAGCAGTCATTCCAGCTGAAATGAAAAAACAAGCAAAGTTATTTGATACAAAGTCAGGAAAGATTAAATTTAGCTTATCTGATCCTAACAAACCATACAAAAAGGTGTCCACAAAAGATGTTGATATGGGAGGTAAAACATACAAAATAAAATACCATGAAGATGCTCAAGAATTTCAGCAACCAGACACAAGGTTTATTGGCAAATTTGATTTAAACTTGTATGGTGAGGCGTATGGTGTTAAAGTATCTCCATTAATGCTGCAAACCCAAAAATTATATAAAAAAGAAGGTGGCTTAGTACAATATGGCGGTTGAAAAAAATAACGAAATTACTGAGAAGGTAGAGGAAATAGTAGATGAAGTTTCTCCTGGCGTAGAAGACGTTAATGTTAGTGTAGAGGGAGAAGAACAAGTCGAAGAACAAGTTAATGATGACTTCAATGCTAATTTAGCTGAGGACATGGATGAAAGAACTCTCAAGCGTTTAGGCATGGAGTTAATCACTGAATACAGAAAAGATAAAGAATCTAGAAAAGAATGGGAAGAAGGTTACACAAAAGGTTTAGATCTTTTAGGTGTTAAATACAATGAGCAAACAAGACCTTTCAAAGGTGCATCAGGTGTCACCCATCCGTTGTTAAGTGAAAGTGCTACGACTTTCCAAGCTTCAGCATACAAAGAATTATTACCAAGTGACGGCCCAGTAAGAACACAAGTTCTAGGTATACGTACACCGAACACCGAACAACAAGCTGATCGTGTTCAAGAATATATGAATTATCTTCTTATGGAAAAGATGGAGGACTACACGACTGACATGGATCAGATGTTATATTACTTACCACTATCAGGATCTACATTTAAAAAAGTTTACTATGATGAATTCTTACAAAGACCTGTATCTAAATTTATACCTGCTGAAGATTTAGTTGTGCCTTACTATGCATCAGATTTAAAAGACGCAGGTAGAATTACACATGTCATAAAAATGACAGAGAATGAAGTAAATAAAAAAATGGCCGCTGAATTCTATAGAGATATAGATTTACCTAAACCTAATGTATCAGATACAGATCTTCAACAAAAAATTGATGAACTTGATGGAGTTAAACCAGGTTTTACAGATTATATTCACACAATACTTGAGATGCATGTTGATTTAAATTTAGATGATTATGAAAACTTTGATAATAGAACTAAAAAAGCAATAAAGATTCCATACATCGTAACTATAGACGAAAGCTCAGGAGAAGTTTTATCTATTTATAGAAATTACAGATTAGATGATACTAATTACACAAGAGTAGAAAACTTTGTGCATTATAAGTTTTTACCAGGATTAGGTTTTTATGGTTTTGGTTTAATACATACAATAGGTGGTCTATCAAGAGCAGCTACTGTTGCCCTAAGACAATTAATTGATGCAGGAACTTTGAAAAACTTACCTGCTGGATTTAAGTCTAGAGGTATTAGAGTGAGAGATGACGACCAACCAATACAACCTGGAGAGTTCAGAGATGTAGATGCACCAGGCGGAAACATACGAGATCAATTTTTTAATTTACCTTTTTCTGAACCAAGCACAACTTTATTCAATCTTTTAGGTTTTGTAGTGCAAGCGGGTCAAAAATTTGCTGCGATAACCGATACTGCAGTAGGTAATGACACGCAAAACAGAGCTGTGGGCACAACTATCGCCATGATGGAACGTGGTTCTAGGGTGATGAGTGGTGTTCATAAGCGATGTTACTACGCAATGAGATTAGAATTTAAAATTTTGGCAAGAATTTGTTCTGAATATTTACCACCAGAGTACCCATACGATGTTTATGGTGGTCCAAGACAAATTAAAGCTGCAGATTTTGATAAAAGAATAGATGTTTTACCTGTTGCTGACCCAAATATTATGTCTATGGCACAAAGAGTTACGTTAGCACAAACACAATTACAAATTGCTAGTTCAAATCCACAATTACACAACATTCACGAAGCATATAGAAGAGTTTATGAAGCTTTAGGAACAAAACAAATCGAAACTTTACTTAAACCACCGAAAAGACAACCTGAACCAATGGATCCTGCTAAAGAAAACGCAAGAGCATTACAAATGCAGCTACTTACTGCCTTTGAATTTCAAGATCATGATGCTCACATAGCTGCACACACAGCTTTTATGGAATCTAGAATGGTGCAAATTAATCCTTCTGTCTATGCGCTATTACAATCACATGTTTCAGACCATATTTCTTTCAAAGCAAGAAAAGAAGTTGGTGAACAGATGATGCAAGATCCAAATCTAGTCAGATTACAACAGGAAGACCCAAGATCTTTCCAAATTGCATTTGATAATGCGGTTGCAACTGCTGTTGCAGAGATAACATCTGAATTAGTTAAGGGAGAGATGCAGGCAAACATGGCTAAAAATGATCCACTTGTAAGAATTAAACAACAAGAAGTTGATTTGAGAGCTATGGACCTACAAAGAAAATCAGATGAAACAAGATTTAAGCAAGATCAAGAAAATCAAAGACAAACAAACAAATTAAATCTTGAATATGATAGATTAGCTCAACAGGATGAGCAATCTGATAAAAGATTAGATATTGCAGAGAGAAAATTAGAAAAAAAATAATGTATTCTTATGGCAAGAACAGCAAGAGAGAAAAGAAAAGGTCTTAGTGGCGGAAAAAAATTTGGACCACCACCAAAAAGAGGACCAAACCCGCAAGGTATTACAATTCCCAGTAAAAGAAAAAAGAGAATCTAATCAAGAAGCATATTTCGCAGGTATTATTGATGGCGAAGGGTATATTTCATACGAAAAAACTAAAAAAAATTACTCAATACCTTCTGTTTCTGTTGAAATGACAGACAAAGATGTAATTGATGGAATATATAAATTTTTCAATACTGGATCTGTTGTTTATATCAAACCAAGGCAAAAACATCATTTAGATAGCTGGAGATGGAGAGCTAGAGGTAAATCTGCAGTGAATATTTACTTCAAAATATATAATTATTTAAGTGCGAGAAGAAAAGGTAAGATAGATGAGGTATTGAAAAAATACTGTGAAGATGCTAACGGTAGAGAGAAGTATAAAAAATTAGAAAGGGTATTAAATGGCGTGGTTTAGTTTAGCAAAAATAGCTTTACAAGCAGGAAGTAAGATTTACGCGAATAAACAAAAAACTAAGATGGCTATGTCTGATGCACAATTAATGCATGCAGAAAAAATGGCTCGAGGTGAGGAAGCTTACCAAGGAAAATTACTTGAAGCGAGACAAAACGATTATAAAGATGAATTTGTACTCGTAATCATCTCAGCGCCCATCATTGTGTTAATGTGGGCAGTTATGTCTGACGATCCAACTGCGATGGAGAAGGTGAAATTGTTTTTCGAGTATTTCCAGTCGCTTCCGAAATGGTTCACAAATTTATGGATTCTTGTCGTGGCTAGTATTTTTGGTATAAAGGGTACACAAATATTCCGTGGCGGTAAGAAATAATTATGATTCAAGGCGATAGTGATGATTATGCACTATTAAAAAAGTGGTCAAAAGATTTTGATTGTGCTGGATATTATTCCGTTGAGATTGGTGTTCGACAAGGTCAAGGTTCTAAAACCATAATGGATAATGTAAAAAATAATTATTTACACATTGGTGTGGATCCTTATGGTGATTTAGATTATCAACATTTTGATAATCAAGAAGACTTTTCTTGGGAAGGGTGTGAAAAAGGTAAAGCACCAACTTATTCAGATAAAATGAAAGATCAAATGATTGAAGATTTTTCTGAGTATAGGAAAAAAGGTAAGTTTCATTTTGCTAACATGAAAGATAATGATTTTATGCAACACCCTGTTTACTCGGGATTGAAGTATTCATTTGTCTTTTTAGACGGGCCACATACGACTAAAGATGTGTTGGCAGAAGCAGTATGGTTTGCTAGTAGATCAGCTAAAAATACCCGTATGGTATTTGATGATTATTTGTATTATAAGATGGATCTAATTGAAGAGTGTTTATCTCACTTTGGCTTTAAACAGCTTGAACGAGGTAAAAATAAATTTTGTATGGAGAAAAATGGCGATTGATACAACTTCTAACGACATAATCAAAAAATTAATTAATAGACGAAAAGACAGACTTACAGAAACTTTAGTAAGAGATGTTGACAATGTTAATGACCTTCACTATATTAGAGGACAGATCAAGTCACTTGATGACTTGCAGCAAGACATAATTGACTTGCTTAAAAAACAGGAGCGATAAAAATGACAGAGTCCACGGAGCAACCGAAACGGACTGAGACATTAAAAAAAGCTTACAAAGATGAAGCTAAAGTTAAAAAAGTCTTAGACCAAAAAGCAATAGATAAAAAACTTTTAGATAGATTACCTACGCCTACGGGTTACAGAATGTTAATTCTTCCCTACGCGGGTCCAGAAAAGACAAAAGGTGGTTTGTATTTAAGTGAAAACACTCAAGAAACAATTCAGTTAACAACAGTAGTTGGCCTTGTATTAAAACAAGGTAACCTTTGTTATAGGGATAAAGAAAAGTTTCCCTTAGGCAAATGGTGCGCTGAACAAGATTGGGTTATCTTCGGAAGATACGCAGGCTCTCGATTCAAAATAGAAGGCGGAGAAGTGCGGATCTTAAATGATGATGAAATCATTGCGACCATATCTAATCCTGCCGATATTTTGCACCATTACTAGGAGGGTAAAATGGCAGAAGAAAACAAACCTCAAAATGAGGTTGATATCGACACTGATGGTGTTAATGAGGAGATCATCAATGTTGATAAACCAGTAGAACCTAATGAAGCTTTTTCTAAAAAAGAAGATGTAGATTTAGGATACACAAATCCAATACAGGAAACTAAAGTTGAAGATGAACCTGAAGAAAAAAAGGAAGAGCCTACAACAGAAGTTGAAGTGGAGGATAAAAAAGTTGAAACTAAACCTGATAATTTAAAAGATAAACAATCTAATTATCAAAAAAGAATCAACGAATTAGTTTTCCAAGCTAAAGAAGCAGAGAGAAGAGAAAAAGCTGCTTTAAATTATGCGAAGGGACTAAAAAAGAAGTATCAGACCGTTGAAACAAAACTTAGCGAGACTGATAATAATTACCTTAAAGAAATACAGGCACGAGTATCTTCTGAACAAGATAAGTTAAAAACTTCTCTTAAAGAAGCTATGGATTCACAGGATTCTGAAAAGGTAGCTGAGATAAACTCTCAAATGACGAAGTTAGCTGTTGAAAATGAAAAAGTTAATTTAACGTTGCAAGAGAGAGAAGCTCAGAAAAAACAAGCTGAGGAAAACAAAGACTCATCAAAAGAAGAACAAATACCTGGTGAACAACCAGTTCAAATAAGTCAAAAAGCTCAGGAATGGGCTTCAAAAAATGAATGGTTTGGCTCAGACAGAGTTATGACTGGAGCTGCTATGTCTATTCATGAAGACCTTATGGGGCAGGGTATTGTATCAGAGAGTGATGAGTATTATAATAACATTAACAAACGAATGAAGGAGTATTTCCCTCAAAAGTTTGCCCAGGATTCGACTGATAAAGAACCTGTAGCTACAAAGCAACCCGTCCAAAATGTAGCTGGGGTAAGTCGAAGACAAGGAGGACGCAAGTCTGTGAAACTCACCAAATCACAGGTAGTAATCGCTAAGAAATTAGGGGTGCCACTAGAGGAATACGCAAAATTCGTGAAGGGAGGAAAC